AAAACCTGATCCCAGTCTTTTGTTAATTGATAAGGTTTAGAAATAAATAAAAAATGAGTATAGTCTTTTAACTTTTGATTTTCTACACATTGTTTTCTATAAAACCATGGACTTATTAATTCATCCCACCAAACTGGATTATAAAAAACATTTTTATATTTAATAAACTTTTCGTATCTAGTTAAATTATTTTGATCATCTATATATATATCAACGTCAACACTATTTGCTTGTGAAATTAAATTATCCACAACATCAATTAATTCAGTTTGTTTATAACCGTATATATGAACAAAGATTTTATTTATGCTAATGGAATCCAATGCTGCTCCTTAGAATTAGCAATTTCGCTTAGAGGAACAACGTCATAGGCAATTGTTATTCTAAAATCATCTTTTTCCCAACTTTGAATGCCATGTGGATGACCTGTTTCTGACAAAATTGCACGATTATTAACGTTTACATTTGCAAATCTTTCACCATTAATTCCACCTATTTTATAATAAGTATTTGATGGTTCTGCATTTACACAATAATATCCATGAAAATCTGGAGCGCCTTTTCCATTCATATGGTCGTGCAAAAATTCATCTGGCAAAGGTTCTGGTTTTTTAAACTTATCAAAGTTAAACCATCCTTGAATCATATAATTTTTTTCTTTAAAATCAATACCATAATAATCGCATGCTTCTTTAATCATTTCTGAAACTGCTGAATATAAATTATGTATTTCTTTATTATGAAATTGAAAAACATTATATTGCATGCCAAGTTTAGTTGCTACTGCATCAAATTTTAATCTTGCAAAATCTTCCCGAGTAATTCCAGGAACCATTCCATCTGACATCTCTTTCATCTTGATAGATAAAAAATTTGTTAAAGAAACTAAATCATTGTCAAGTTTTCTTTCAAAAAATTTGTGTTTTGGTTTTTCTATCATAGTAACGGTATCCAATGCTGTTCGGATGTATTTGCATTAATTAATGACTGCAAAGGAACAATGTCATATGCAACAGTAATTCTTGGTCCATCCCAATCCCAATCTGCTTGTGCATGTGGGTGACCCATTTCTGAAATAATCATTCTATTATCAATGTTGTTATTTGCTACTTCTCTTTGTGGATCATTAAATATTCTATAATAGGTAACTGATGGCTCTGCTTTTACAGAATAATATCCATGAAAATGTGGAGCAAAAGGTCCACCATGATCATGCCAATTTAATTTTCCAGTTTTATTATAATTAACATTAAACCAACCTTGTACCATGTAATTTTGTTTGTCAAAATCAACATCGTAATATTCGCATGCTTCTCTAGTTACTTCTGAGATTGCTTTGTATAAAGTATAAAGGTCTTTGTTTAAAAATTGAAAAACATTATATTCTCTCCACTTTACAGTTGAAATACTACCAGATTCAGTCCAAAACTCTTTATCTCCTAAAGTTTTAATACCTGGCAAAGTTGCATTTTTAATTTTATCTGACTGCATTAAAAGATAATTTACAAGTTTGGTTGTATCAATATCTAAATGTTTGTCAAAGAACTTATGTTCTTTTGTGCTCATGGCTTCTCCTTTTAACATATTATTATTATACACTATAGGTATTCTTTTCTTCTCCAGGCATATTTTTTATAGTAACCAAATAGTCTGCTTCTTCTATTTTCTAGTTCATAGTCTTTTTTATCAATTTCTTTTTCATCTGCAGAAACTTCCATTTTCCAGTCTTCCCTTTTAAACGGAATTAATTGAAAAATTGGTGTTCCTCTTGGTATAGTTCCAATAAAATTCTTTTTTAAAAAGAAAGTAACAAAAACTGGAATACCCATTAAATCCGATTCAATAATTCCAGATGGCACTATAAAAGGTAGGTCAAACCTATTCATTGGGTGTGTTAATAAAATAGAATAGCCTGGTGGAGTTTCATAATACCAGTGCATTCTAAAACCAAAGTGTATTGGGTGATATCCTGCAGGAATTGGTATATCAGCAATATATCTTTTATCAAGCATTAAAAAATCTTCATTGTCCCAAGAAATGTAAGGCTTTCCATCTGGATCTAAAGTAACGTTAAGATCTTCTGTAAGTCGATACATGTAGCCAGCAGTCATGGCATCTCTAAATGGGTAGCACATTTTTGTTGAAACATTTGCACCGTCTGTACCCCTATCATTAACAGGATTTAAAAACTCTACTTTATTTGTATTATAATGTTGTGCTAAATCTTTATACCATTCTGGAATATGTTTTATTGCAGGCTCAGGAGGCAAAACATTTAAATTATTATACATGTTTATGTCACTTGGTAAAAATTTAATTTTATTGCTCAATGCCATTCCTTTTTATGCCAAAAATTTTTTTTATAATAATTAAAAAATTTACTTCTAATTAACATCCTTTGCTTTTTTTGGTTATCTTTTGAATCTTTGTATTCAATATATTGACTTGTCCAAGCATCTCTTTTAAAAGGAATTACTTGAGCAATTGGAGTTCCTTTTTCTATAATACCCTTAAAAGTGTTTTCAACTTTAAAAGATAAAAACCCCTCACTCATATACGAGTCAGTATCAATAATCCCTGGAACAATTTCAAATGGTTGATGATCTTGATGCATTGGTTTTATAAAAAGAGCGCTATATCCATCTGATGTTTTAATTGACCACATAGGATTAATTCTTAAAACATCTTTATGCATATTTGGTGGCATTGGGTAATGTGTGACTTGCTCTGGAGAATGTGTAGTAAAAAGTTCTTTCTTTAATCCAGCAATAGCAATTGGAATATTATAATCAAGTTTAGAAGGATCAGTTGCATCTACATAAATATCTACTGGGCAATATAAAGTATATCCAGCAGTAAGTGCATCAAAAACAGGCATACATTTTTTAATAGTAGAACCAGAAACACCTTTTTTTAAAAATTCTTCTTTATTAACATATGCTGGTTGTTTTCTATACCATTCTGGTACATTTCTATGTGTAGGTGTTGGTTTATCTATTAAACCTTCTGCATCATCACTCCATGGATGAAATTCAATATTTGGCATTATGCCCTTCTTTCTTTGCTATTATAAAAATTATAAATTTGATTATAATCATTTTTATTAATTTTTATTTTAATATCATACATTGCTGTACCTATACTAATTTTACCATGCTCTGAATTTAGCATATGCTCACCATTTTTTTTAAATAAAAAATTAACAAAGTTTGGTTCTATAATTATAACATCTGTGTTATTTTTTTTAAAAATACCTTCTTCAATAAGAAAAGGGGTTTTTTCATCTTGTACTTGCAAAATTTCAAAATCAATGTCAAGATCTACAAACCATGGACAATAAAACTTATAAGTAGTTAAAAAACAATTTTTATTTTTCATTTGTTTATTAGATGGATAAAACTGTCTTATCCATGGTCTATCTAAAAAATAAAAACCTTCATTATAATTTTTTTTAATCCAAATTTCTGCATGAGTTCTTTGCCTTAAATATAAATAACCATCTTCATATTTAATTAAGTCTGGTTTTGGATATAAATGATAAACGTAATCATTAATTGGTTTAATTAATGAGTTAGCAATATAATTATTAGATAAAATATATTGATATTCAACATATAGTCGTCTACAATTACTTTTGTTTACAATTTCAGAAAACTTTAAGTTTGCCGAATTTGCCCAAAATTCAGATGCCTTAGGATTTCTATCCCCACGCATATGAACTACTTATTGTGAGTAACTACGTCGCCTGCAATAATTAAGTCAACTGGCTCAGCGCTGAATGTATAAACTGTTTTTGAACCAGTTAATACGTCCATGCTGTTAACAACAACTTCATCTGTTTCTCCAGTTGTTGGATTATACTTAAATATTGAATCTCCAACTTCAATTTCAGCAACCATTGAGAATACATAATTTGATACTCCCTCTACAGTCTTTTTTACCAAAATTGGATGCTCTAAAGTAAATTGTGCAGAATGATCATTATTGAAGCAAACTGTTTGGCTTCTTACACTTTCTTCAATATCAATAATTGTTGTTTCAGCATCTGCTGTAAAAGTTAGTGAATCTGACTTCCACATAAATACTTCATAATCTGGCTCATCTTGATTAATTTCAGAATAGGTAATAGAGTAAATAGTATCTCCAATTGATATATCTTTTGCTTGCTTAGCAATAATATTTCCATTAGAATCTTTTAAAGTTACCTTGCCAGTTTCAGGGTCGGTTGATTGTGTTCCAACTCCTGGACCAGTTCTAATAAATGTTTCACCATCGATACATCTAATTCCATAGTTTCTTGGAGAGAATCCAAATGGAGAAAATCCAAATGGTGAGAATCCAAATACACCGAATGGAGAAAATCCAAATGGTGAGAATCCAAATACACCGAATGGTGAGAATCCGAACACACCAAATGGTGAGAATCCAAAAACTGAAAATGGCGCAAATGAAAATGATGATGTAATTGATCCAGATGTACCAGTTCCACCATCTCCATTAGCATTTGTTGCATAAACTGTATAAGTTTGTGCAGTTCCTGATTCTTGTGCAACTGTAATAGAAGTAGACCCTGTATTTCCAGACTTTCCATCAGAAGATGTCCAGTGGTAGTTTGTAATTCCAGATCCACCATTTGCTGGTGCTGACCATGAAACTGTATCTGTTGCAGTATTTGCAGTTCCTTGAGGTACTGTTGCATCTCCAGATGCTACTGTAGATACTGAAGGAGTTCCAACTGTATCTGGCACTGTAGTTGCAGTAATTGCTGCTGTTGCACCAGATGAATCAGAAGTTCCATAACTATTAGTTGCAGTTACAGTAAAGGTATAAGATGTATTTGACCGCAATCCTGTTACAGAAATTGGAGAAGAGGAACCTGTTCCAGTATATCCATCAGGAGAAGAAGTGACAGTAAAAGATGTTGCTGCATTTCTTGGATCAGCAGTAAAAGTAACATCTGCCCGTCCATTGTTAAATGGTCGACCTGATCCTACATCAGTTGCTGTTCCAATCGTTGGTGCATATGGTGCTAAGAAGTCATTCGCACCCTGTGCGTGACCACCAATTTTCTTATTTACTGCCATTTTTTATCTCCTTATTCCTATTAGAATTTTATTATGCTGACAAATCTCCGTAAAGAACCCAAGTATCGGTTGCTCTCTTAAATAGAGTTGCGCCTGACCACTGTGTTCTTAACTTTAGTCCTGGTGTTGCGTTAATTGTAACTCCAGCATTTGCTGCTACAGTAATTTGTCCTGTTCCAGTTTGAAGAATATCGATAGATGTTCCTACTGGATAAGCAACTGTTGAATTTGTAGGAACTGTAAGTGTAACTGCTGAACCAGATGCAATTTCAATTACAGAATCTCTTTCAGAAAGTGCTGAAAGTGTGTAAGATGCTGTTTTTTGTACGATTGGTGTACGTGAAGGAACGCCTTCTTTAGTTTGTGTTCCATCAGTAAAAATTATTCCTGAAGAATCTACAGTTACTCCACCAGTAAATGATGGTGATGCTTTAGGTGCTTTAGATGCAACAGTAGTTGTTAATGCTGATGCTGCAGATTCATCTGAGGCCAATTGTGTAGCAATTTCTCCCAAAGTATCTAATGCTCCTGGTGCAGCATTGACAAGATTTGTAATTGCTGTTTGAACATATGCTGTTGTAGCAATTTGTGTTGTATTAGTTCCTGAAGATGCTGTTGGTGCTGCTGGTGTACCAGTAAAGGTTGGAGAAGCAACTGGTGCTTTTGCAGTCAATGCTGAATCCAAACCTGAAACTTTTGATGTTGAGATGGCTGCTGAAGAAGAAATATCTGCATCGACAATTGTTCCATCTGCAATTTTTGCTGATGTAATTGCAGAGTCTGCAATTTTAGCAGTTGTAACTGCTGTATCTGCAATTTTTGCTGTAGTTACATTTGCATCAAGAATTTTAACAGTTGTTACTGCATCAGAAGCAATCTTTGTTGCTGTTACAGAAGCATCTGAAGGTGTACGTGCATTTGAAAGACGTGAATCAGATGTGTAAACAAGGTTAGCAGTATCTGAGATACCATGTACGCTTGTTGTTGCTGTATTGTGCGCTGTTAATGCTGAAGAAGCAGCAGATGTAGCACCTGTTTGTGCATCAGAAGCCTTATTATCTGCATAAGACTTAGTTGCAAGTGCTGAAGTATCTGCAATTCCATGAACGTTAGTAGTTGTTGATTTATGTGAGTTTAGGTTTGTAACCCCATCCGCAATATTTACACCATAAGTACTTAATGTACCAGTATGTGTTGAAACTGTAGACTGCAAAGAATTATATTCAGATGTAAGTGTGCTTACATCACTTCCTAAACCATTTAAAGTTGTATCAATTTGTGCAATATTTCCAACAAGTGTACCAGCAAGGCTTGAACCATTACCAATAATTGTTGCAATTTCATTAAGTGTGTCAAGTGCTGCTGGAGCACCTGCAATAATATTACCAAGTTGTGCAGATGGAATATTTCCAGTGTTATCAAGTGTTGCTACACCATTATGAGCACCTTTTTGTGTAAGAAGGATATAGTCATCTAAAGAAGATCCAAGATCTTCAAGGTTTTTAAAGTAAGAGAGATCGCTCCAATTTGAAACCCCATCGCCAAGTTTGAATTGATTGGTATCTGTTTCTACTCCAATTTCACCAGCAGCAAGTACTGGATCTGCGCTTGTCCATTGTGTAGAAGTTCCTCTACGCTGTTGCATTCTTGTTGTCATTTTATCTCTCCTTTGTACGGGCTGCGTACGACTTTCTAATTATTAAATTTTCTTTCATTATGCTACCCCGCCACCATCGAGTATTAGATTAAATGAACCAATATGATCAAATGCATACTGAACAAAGGCAGTAGTTGCAATTTGAGTTGTATTTGTTCCACCTGTTGCTGTTGGAGCATGTGGTGTTCCAGTTAACGTTGGTGATCCAAGGTTTGCTTTAAGATCAAGTGCTGTTTGAGTTGCTGTTGATACTGGCTTAGCAGAATCTGCAGTGTTATCAACTGATCCGAGTCCTACCATAGACTTTGTAATTCCTGAAACAGTTCCAGTGAATGTAGGTGAAGCAAGTGGTGCCTTAAGTGCTACATTTGAAATTGTTTCATATGTTGATGCTGCTGTAGTAGAAGCAAGTTTTGCATCTAATGCTGTTTGAGTAGCAGTAGAAATTGGCTTATTGGCATCTGAGGTATTGTCAACATTTCCAAGACCAACCATAGACTTTGTAATACCTGCTACAGTTCCTGTAAAGGTAGGAGAAGCAATTGGAGCCTTAGCATCTAATGCTGTTTGAGTTGCTGTGGAGACTGGTTTGTTTGAATCAGAAGTATTATCAACATTGCCAAGTCCTACCATAGATTTTGTAATACCTTGAACTGTTCCAGTAAAGGTTGGATTTGCAGAAGGTGCCTTAGTTCCTACCAAAGTAGCAAGTGATGCTGCTGTTGATTCATCTGCTGTAAGTGCATCTGCAAGTTCCTTAAGTGTATTAAGGGCTTCTGGTGCTGAGTTTACAACTGCTGCAACTGCAGTAGATGCTGCATTATCAGCATATGTTTTTGTTGCAAGAGCAGAAGTATCTGCAATACCGTGAATATTTGTTGTATCTGCTTCATGTGAAGCAAGAGCATTTGCTGCTGTAGTTTCTGCACCTGACTTAGCATTATTAGCCTTTGTAGTTGCATCTGATGCAGCAGCAGTCTGTGCATCAGAAGCCTTGCCATCTGCATATGTTTTTGTTGCAATTGTTGAGTCAACTGCTACTGTAATTGTATTCGCTGAATCATTATAGGTCTTTGTAATACCTGATCCCGCAGTAAGTGCTGAGTTAACAGCATCTTGTGAAAGTTCTGTAATATCTGCTGAATTAGCCTTAAGATCAAGAGCAGCCTGGGTTGCTGTTGAAACAGGCTTATTAGCATCAGATGTATTATCTGCATTTCCGAGGCCAACCATGGCCTTTGTAACGCCTGCTACTGTTCCAGTAAATGTTGGGTTATTGATTGGAGCCTTAGTTGCAAGGTCAGAAGTCATTGTTCCGATAAAGTCTGGGTTATCGCCAATAGAGGCTGCTAACTCATTAAGTGTATTAAGTAGGTCTGGTGCACCATCAATAAGGTCTTGAATGGCTGCTGCAGCATCTGCGGTAAAGTAGACAAGATCTGCCCAACGGTTAGTTCCATCACCAATCTTAAATTTGTTTGTATCAATTTCAAAACCAATTTCTGCTGCTGCAAGAATAGGGTTTGCTGATGTCCATTGAGAGGCTGTACCTCTACGTTGCTGTTGTCTAACTGCCATTTACTTCCTCCTTATGGGTGCTGCCCACATGTATCTTATTATAACATCAATTTTTAATTGAAATTATCTATTGCTATTCCACCATCTATAGTAGATGTAAAAGTTGTATCTGATGCATTTCCAGAATCAGTGCTAGATGTCATTGGACTATCTGGAAAACCAGACTCAATATACATGCTAACAATTAAACCAGTTCCATCAATTGCTGTATCGTGAATGTGCTGCGGAATATTATGTGTATCATCAAGCGTTGCCTGTGTATACCATGATCCCTCATAATAGAAATTAACTCTATTTGTTATAGTATCTAACCATTGTGTTCCATTAGTTGGTGAAGAGGGAGCAGCATCTCCGACAGCCATTGAGCGTGAATCGACATACTCCTTTGTTGCTGCGTGTACATTAAGAGTAGGTGTTCCTACTTCAACTGCCCCGCCAAATGAACCGCCGTTTGTTACGATCAGGCCATTCTTAACTCTGAAGTCTTTATCGACTGTCACTGATAATGTCATTTACTTCTCCCTCTTCCAACTATTTTTATTTTTTATTAAGCAAGTAATGTTCCAACTAATGTAACTGTTGAGTTATTGTTAACTGTTGTTACCTGAAGTTGTACATCATTTCCTGCAATACCTGCTGAAACTGATGATGCTGAACCATTTGTTCCAACAATTCCATATTCAGTAATTGCAATATTGTCAGAAGTATCAAGTGTAACAAGTACCTTTGAAATTTCTGTATGTGATCCATATGCTACCTTTACAAGGAATTCTGCTGAACGATAATCAGCCTTAGCCCATGCATATCCTGTTGCAATTCCTGCAACTGGTACTGAAGTTGTTGCTGCAACCTGCTTTGCAACTGAGTTTAACTCAACTGCTGTAAAGTTTGGAACCACTGCCTCAAGAGCATCTACTGCTCTCTGTGCTGTAAAGTAAAGGTTTGAACCTTCTGTCAAGTCAGATGTTGTGGAATCTGCTACACCGTTTTCTGCGGTAATAGTAAGTCCTGCACCTGAACCTGTAATTGTAATATTTGTAAGATTTGCAGAAGTTAAAAGATCTGCTGCTGATGACTTAGCACGAGAATCTGTAAAGTATTCATTTGAACCTTCTTCAATATCTGATGTAGTAAGTGCATTAATTGCGCTGTCTGTATAATTTTCAGCATTTTGTTGTGCTGTTGCAGCAGAACCATTTGCATCGTAATTACCAGCAAGGCTATCTGCGTAGTTTTCAGCATTTTGTTGTGCTGTAGAAGCAGAACCATTTGCATCATAATTGCCTGCAAGGCTATCTGCATAGTTTTCAGCATTTTGCTGTGCTGTTGATGCATATCCTTGAGCATTTGTATCTGATGATGACGCTAAACCATCTGCATAAAGTTCTGCATTACCTTGTGCTGTTGTGGCATAACCTTGCGCTGCTGTATCAACACCTGAAATTTCTGAATCAACATAAGTTGTATCAGCCTTTGCTGCAACTAAATTTGCAACATCTGATGCATAATTTGGATTATCAGCAATTGCTGCAGCCAATTCATTAAGTGTATTTAAAAGATCTGGCGCAGAATCTACAAGATTTGCTACTGCTGTATCAGTATAGCCTTCTGCTGCAGTGATTGCTTCTGACTTAGCAGTTGCAATAGCATTATTTCTATTTGTAACTTCTGTTGAAATTGCAGAAGAAATTGCTGAGTTACGATTTGTAACTTCAGAAGAAATTGCAGAATCTGTATATCCTTCAGATGTTGAAATTGCTTGACTCTTAGCAGTTGAAATTGCTGAGTTGCGATTTGTTACCTCTGTTGAAATTGCTGAATCTGTATAACCTTCAGCAGTAGAAATTGCCTGAGATTTAGCAGTATTTATTGCATTATTACGGTTTGTAACTTCTGTAGAAATTGCCGAATCAGTGTAATTTTCAGCATTACCTTGTGCTGTAGTTGCATATCCTTGTGATGCTGTGTCTAGAGAAGAAATTTCTCCATTTACATATCCACGAGTTGCAATTTCATTATTTGATGATTTTGCACCATAGTATGCTGATCCATCTGGATTAAGAACGATATCGCCTGAGTCTGAGTTAAGAGCAATATCATCTGATGCAGAAAGAACGATTCCATTATTAGAACCAACTTCTGTATCTCCATTAACAACATCAATACCGTTGTTTGTTGAACCACCAACATAGAGTGTATTTACTGTAACATTGTTAGCAGCAAAATCTCCTGAACCATCACGCTTTACAACTGTGTTTGGTGTATTAGCAGAAGTTGCTGTTCCACCAATAAGACCAACAATATAGTCTTGATCATCTTGCTTTTTTGTAAGAATGTCGTAACCGTTAATTGTACCTGTTGTACCTTCAACGATAAGCCCACTCTTAATTTTAAAATCTTTATTTACTGTTGCCATTTTTTATATCTCCTTAGTTATGCCTTAAGCCCCATACGTGCAAAACGTACAGTGACTGGCTTGATCGCTTGATCTGGAGTGACTGTTAAAGCCACGGTATTTCCAGTGCGAGAGACATTAATGGTGCCAATATTCCCATCATTGTCGATTGTGCCATATTCGCTGACAGAAACATCTTGTCCGTCAACTAAAATTGTTAATTCTGTAGCATAGAACTTATTGTCCCCTGCTGAAGTTTTAGCGATTGAAACCATGTACTTTACCATTCGCCAAACTGTAGCATCAAAGTTATCGATTACTGTTGGGTTTTCAATTCCAGTGATTGTATTTTCATTATTACCTGCTATTCCAAGATCTTGTCCAGAACCAGCAAGTGTGTCAATTAAATCCTCATAATCTGCCTGGGTTGGGCGATCACCTGTTTGGAATTTTGACTTTACGGATGCAATTGATACTTTAGCCATGTTGTAATTATAACATATATTTTAACTAATTTAATTAAAGAATATAATTGCTGTAACCAATAACCTGTAAAGGAATTGCTGGGATCATTCCACGAATGTCTTGAATTTGTATTGAGGTAAATTTTACTCTAAATGGAAGAATTTCTTCAATAACTGCCGAATGATTTGAATCCTTAATCGTAATTATAGAATAATCTTTTGGTTCTATAAATTTAACAGAGTTTTTTATATCATCAAATAATATAGATGTTGCCATTAATCAGTTACATCTTCAAGAATCTTCATGCTACCCTGACAAACTGTCCAAACTCTTGTTGGATCGGATAACTGAATATCAAAAATGTCTCCTGTTTGAAGTTGAACTGATTGTGCTGCAGTAAGCCAAACTGTAAATTCACCAATTTGATCATCGTCATCTGGTGCGGGAGTTAAAGTAAAAATTAATGTGGCGTCATCAGTAATAATTCCAGGAGTAGATACTGGTCTTTTAAATTTCATAGATATATTCCAATCTGGAATATTTAAAGGTTGTTTAGCATCATCTGTTGCATATACCCTAAATCCAGAAGTATCCCCACGTACCACAGTCCAAATTACAGTAGGTGGTTTATTTCCAATATCATATGAAGAGACATTTCCACGAGTTGTAGCCATTTTTAAATTATACCATTGATTAGGATAGTCCAGCCTTTAAGGCTCCCCAAGTTCCATTACCTTTTGCTTCAACTATTATTATCCCAGAAGATGCAGCATGTGCAACAATACCAACTGCACCAGTTCCTGAAGTATTTGTTAAACCACCAGTTTCTCCAACATATAAAACATCTCCATTAGAAAATCCTGAAGTATTAATATCTTCTAAAACTCCAGCAACAATACAAATTCCTTCTGAATTAAGATCTAATGGTTGTTTTAATAAACCAAGAACTGGGTGTGTTGTATTTGGTAAACATTTTCCAACTGTTGTTTTTGTTGTATACCCTTTTGCATAAACTGGAGTTCCTGCAGGAAGATATTCGCCACTAGAATTAATTACAGAAATTTGAAAAGCAGATAATCCTAATGGTGGCAAAACTATTTTTAATCTATCTGCAAGTGCTTTAATATCTCCATGCACATTAACTGGATCAGTAGATTCTGGAAATGGTAAGTTAAATATTCCATCATTTGTTGTTGCCATAATAAATAATTATACCATGTTAAAACTTGACTTTTGGGTTAAAAGTGGGTAAAATTATGTTATACTTATACTAGACACCTACCAAGGTGTTATTGTTTTCTAAGGAGGAAACTATGATGAACGAGAAATTAAAAGAACAAGTAATCATTGGAATACTTACGGTGACTGGCATCTTCGCCGTTTTTTCAAATAATGCTAATGCAGTAACAGTTAATAATACTAATAGTGAACAGTCTCAGCCCGTGATAGCCCCTTCAGGGGCTTTTTTGGTTTCTAAGACTGCAAATCTTAGTAAGTTAACAAAATATGTAAGCCAAGATTCTTTAACAGACAAACAACTAAAAGATCTTCTTTATAACGTTGGTTTTCGTGGACAACATTTAAAAGAGGCTTGGGCTGTTGCCAAAAAAGAAACTAATGGCAGACCATATGCTTTTAATAAAAATGGAAAAACAGGAGATAAGTCATATGGCTTATTTCAAATTAATATGTTAAGAGATCTTGGTCCAGATAGAATTAAAAAGTTTGGACTTAGCGATAATCAAGATCTTTTCAACCCAGTTATTAATGCACAAGTTGCATTTTGGATGTCCAAAGGTGGACTAGATTGGTCTTCTTGGCATGGACTTACTGCCGAGACAAAAATGTGGATTAAAAAGTTTCCGATTTAAATCCTTTTTCTAACATTTTGCTGTAATAAAATTCAGCATAGTGTAATTGGCGATGAAGCCCTGGGTGTGGAGTTCTAGTAATTTTCTTTCCTGGGGCTTCTCCAATTTTATGATAATCATAACCATAGTCAAAAATATTTGTGTATTGATCAAACTCTTTTTGGTGGCAGCCTATAGCATCCCACCCCTTCATCTTATAAAAAGGCAGCAGCCCATCAACTGTTTTAGAATCTATGTAGAACTCAAAATTAGGTGGGAACTCTTTGCGTACCCGATCCTGAATATAACTATCAAAATTATTAATAAGAAACTTTTCTTGCTCTTCTGATAGTGAGTTAGTCCATGTTGACCAGATCAAACTAATATTATTGACTCTACAGAAAGCCTCAAGCATTTGTATGTAGTTTAAGTTATTTTGATATACCCATTCATATGGTATTGTTGCTGAATAGTCCCAAGGAGCAGAGTCTTTTGTCTTCCTTGGTTTGTTACCCAAACAATAATCAGTCATCTTGGATCCATCACCAGAAATAAAATAAAACCTTTCAAGTGGGGCAAAGTTGCAGATAACATAATCAGGTAAATAGTTATATTTATTAATCATGCCAAAGAAACTAGAAATAATCTGATTTACAGACCCTCCGCTATATGAGATATTTCCAACTGATAGTCCTGTAAGATCTGAAAGTATGTTTGACCACCTTAGATCTACTGGAAGACCCTGTCCTAGAGTTATAGAGCATCCTAGGGCTACTATTGGGGGTTTGCTTTCAAACTCTATGGATCTAATACCGTCTGAGTTCCAGCAATAGTTATACTCTTTTCTTGCAACCTCTGCATGAGTTACAAGTATGTCAGAGACTGGACCTTCGCCTGGTCTTGGATGAGAAATAATTCCAGATTTAAATATATTAAACAGCATTAATATATCCAGTTTTTCTTTTTAATATTTTTATACTTTTTATATTCTTTATATTTAAAAAGCATACGCTGTATAAAACTAATCACCATTTACCAAGCGGACAAGTTGCTTCTTCCAGTTTAACCTTAAGGTGCATCAAACATCCGCACTTAGCACATTGCTTTGTTAAGGAAATAAATTCTGGACACCAATTACAGATATCATATCTTTCTTTAGCAACCTCATCATTTGATCTTGGTTTATTGGGATTTAATAGATCCCAAGGTTTAACAGTTTTTTTGTTCATTTTTACTCCTTATTAAAATTGTATCATAGATCTCTTATAAATGGTATTCTAAGCGCCCTTGGTTCTAAAATAATTTAAAATACTAACTAATATCTTTTTCATTTTGTTTTCTAATATTTGTGTATAAATATTCTGGCCCCTCTGTAAAATACCAATGTTCTGGTTCGCAATAAAAAAAGAAAGCGTTGCAGACTATATTAGTATCGGGATCTGGAAAATCTTCTCTCCAATGCTCTTGATCGTTTCCATAGGATATCACTGCCTCATTCTCTAAAGGAGTAAACTTCTTTCCTTTTACATAAAAATCCCAGGGAGTTTTTGCAAATACTGTTAGATTTATATGATAAGTACAGGCATTATCATCTTTATGCTTCCAAAGTCTTGCTTCTTTACCCTCATAAATGCTAATTAGGCACCAAGATGGCTTTAGTGTTTCTGAGTCAAACTCTATTTTTGCAGTTGATAAAAGTTTATTATGAAAATATTTTAATGGAAGTAAATGTTCTGGAACTGACTTACCCCATAAAGCCCATTGATGTCTTCCAAAACCTTTATCAAAAGTACTTTTATCTCTTTGATAAATGTTTATTGCATATTCTTTTAAAACTTTAAAATCTGATTCACTAAAAACATTTTTTATTAAATATGGATCTTTCATGATCTCTCCTACTTATTGTGAGTTATGATATCGCCTGCTATAATAATATCGCCTGGTTCTGCACTAAATATATAAACTGGATCAGCATTAGATAATATATCAATAGAATTGATTTTTGTATTATTATAAAGTCCAGTAGATTGATCATATTTAACAATAATATCTCCTACCTCTAATTCTGCTACCATTGCAAATTTCCAAGAATCTACATTATTTTCTAATTTATTAACAAGAATTGGATGCTCTAAAGTAAACTGCACTGATTGATCATCATTAAAATAAACAGTTTGTGTTTTATTTAATTCTTGAACATCAACAATTGTAGTGGTTGAATTTTCAATAAATGTTAACGAGTCTGATGACCAAGTAAACACCTCATAATCTGGAGAATCAATATTTATTTCTGCATAAGAAACAGTCATAATCTCATCTCCAATCTCAATATCCTTTGCTTGTTTTGCAACAATATTTCCATCTGAATCTACAAGTGTAATCTTTCCAGTTATTGGATCTATAGACTCTGTACCCAGTGCTGAAGAAAGTCTTATAAAAGTGTTTCCAGAAATACACCTTACTCCATATGTAGTTGTGGAGAATGAATATGGTGTTGGTGTAGGTGTTGGCGTTGGTGTAGGCGTTGGAGTTGGAGTTGGTGTAGGAGTTGGAGTAGGCGTTGGAGTTGGAGTTGGTGTAGGAGTTGGTGTAGGCGTTGGAGTTGGAGTTGGTGTTGACACTGGATCACCACAACATTGCCACCCTTGTGGAACTGAATACTGTAAATAATTTCCTAAATAGTTAAATCCTAATTCAAGACAAGTTTTTGATGTTGGGTTAGTTGCCTGTCCAGGACATGATGGTGGTGTAGGAGTTGGTGTAGGAGTTGGTGTAGGAGTTGGTGTAGGAGTTGGAGTTGGTGTAGGAGTTGGTGTGGGAGTTGGAGTGGGAACTGTTGGACAGGTCCAAGATTCTGTTCCTGCTCCAGGACATCCTGCAGGAATTACATAAATATCAACACTTATAACAGATCCATTACATACTCTTGCTTCACGATAACTATAAACTGGTGTACAGTTTGGAGTTGGCGTTGGTGTCGGTGTTGGAGTTGGCGTTGGTGTCGGTGTTGGAGTTGGCGTTGGTGTCGGTGTTGGAGTTGGCGTTGGTGTCGGGGTTGGTGTTGGGGTTGGTGTTGGTGTCGGGGTTGGTGTTGGAACATATGTATAGTATGTAAATGAAATATTTGTTTCATAATCTACTAGCGTTCCACTAGAAATAGATTGAAAAGAAATATGATTATCTAAATTAATATTGTATGTGCCAGTTGATCCAGAATTTAAAAAATTTAAACCAAGAGAAGTTAATAATGCTTGGGCTTCAGTTACAGTTTTTGTAGATAAGTCTGGTACTGAAACCATTCCTTTAGATGCCCATTGAAATAAATTTAGCATCTTATACCTAAGCCGTCAAATCGCCAACAAGCAACCAAGTATTTGTATCAACTTTTACAAGTACACAACCTGCATATTGAGAAGATATTTTTTTGTTTGAATTCTTGCTATTAATTGTAACGCCAACTGCGCCAGCAATAGAAACATTTCCAGTTCCACTTCTTACAATTTCAATTTTTTGTCCATTAGAAAAAGAAGTAGTACTATTTGCTGGAATAGTAATAATTACATCAGATGATGAACTTACATTAATTGTTTTACCAGCATGGTCTTTATTTAATTGAAAACTAGATGTTTGAAGTGATAAAGTTGTTGAATCATTGATCCAACGCCATTCTCCATTGTAATAATATTGAATTTGATTTATAACAAATCCATCATTGTCTTGTCTAATAAAACAAACAATTCCATTTGTTGGAGAAACAATTGCAGCATCTCTAGCAGTTGGATTTTGAAAATTATTTACTCCAGCCTTTGCATTAATAACCATATCAAAATTAACTACTGAAGAAAAATGTTGATCTGCAGTCCAAGTGTATTGTGCATTTGTATTAACTGCCCCACCAATTGCATACCAAGTATCATTTTGTTGATTATAAATATATGCTACTTTTCCATCTGAATTAATTGTTGACATCTGATGTAATCCCCAATGCTCTTAATTCTGCTTCTGTAATTCCAGTAACTGAAATTAATTTAGCAATACCACTTTCACGAAGTTGTTGTTCTGTTGTTTTTTCTTTAGCCATTATGCACCTATTGCTCTCCATTGAGTTCCAGACCAAACATATAGTGTTAATGGACTAGTATCGGAATCTACCCATAATGCACCAGTTGATGGGTTTGATGGGGCAGATGTTTGATACGAAGAAACTGCATATTGTACATTAGAAGTTGCTGATGTTGTAGAATCTACCCAAATATACCCATTATCAATTCCTGTAGGTTGTGTAGATGCAACAGAAGACCCTAATGCTTTATCTTTAATTGTTTGAATATCAGTTTCAATGCTATGCAAATGACCAACTAATGAATTTGCAACAATATCTCCAGTAGTTGCAACTGTATTTGATGTTCCATAATGGTATAACTTTAATGCTGCTTGAATATCAGCGGGATCGTCAAGACCAGGTATTTTAGTTGGGTAAACTGAACCTATATTTTCTGCAGCCATACATAAGATTATACCATAGAAATAAACAAATGAACTGTTTTATTACCAGATAAATTAGACCAAGAATTATCTATTAGTTCTTTTGCATGTATAGTAATTGGCAAAGCCTGTTCTCCAGAATCAGTATTAATTTCACCAATTTGCAAAGAAGATGCTATTGGATTTTGCCCCAAAATATTATATTGAACGTTTAGATTACTTGATGTTATTGTAGAAGAGGTAATGTCAATAACTGGAACTAAAACAGTCCATACCCCAGAAACAAATGCAATATCTGTATAATTTTTACTATAGAAATTTGAAACAAGTTTAAATAATGGTGTCCAAGAACCATCTACATATTGATACATAAATTGATACTGATCGTCTGTAGGAGAAATGTTTATTGCAATATCATAAACTAATGGGGTTTCTGGAATATAAGTATTTTGATCATTTGGCTGCCCACTTACGGCATAAATATAACTTCCACGTTCACCTGTTGCTCCAAAATCTAATTCTACGTTAATTGTTTCAGGACCACCTAAAACTGCTAAATCATCTGTACTTAAATTTATATCTACCATGATTAAGAAACGCTTACCTGATCCGTGACTGTAATTGATCCAGTTAACACTGTATGAACTTGATTATATGGTGTACCTGATTTGGTAATTTCTACATCATAAACATAATTTGTTCCTGCATTTAAATTATTTGCATCCGAAGGTCTTATTGCACACAAAATATATCCTTCAGAAGCATGAAGAATAGAGTATGCTTCGTGATATGTTGATGATCCAGCAGATCCACGATTTTGTGAAAAAGAAAATTTTACAGAATATCCTGTAAGTGGATAAGGTTGACCAGAAGCGTCTTTTGGATAAATCCTAAACTCATAAGTATCACCCTTATAATATGAAATATTGTATGTACCTGGAAATGCCATAGAATTATTATACCACGTCAAACCACAGAAACATAAATACTTTTTAGTTTTCCAATTGCATCAAAATCTGTTCTTATTTGTGGAACTCCACCTGCAGCCCACATATTTTGATCCTCTATAAAAAATTGTTGATCTACAGAAATATCATACGTGTATTGATATTTAAACGATCCAATTAACTTTGACGGAGAAAATTTTGTTGATGAAAATAATGTTCTAAACCATACCTCAGTATTATTAGTGTATGTTGTTAATTCAAAATTATAGGTTACATTTACAATAGCACCAATCTCCAATGGTTTAAATGTTAAAGATTTTGAATTAAAATTATAAAGGCTGGTTCCAAAAGCAGATTCTGGCATAAAATTTTCATTTTTAGTTGAACCTTTTTCAATTAATTCTAAAGATACCCAACCATCGTCACCATTTGTTATTCCAAGTCTTGCTTCTGGCGATTTTAAGTTTGTATAAGATGCCCAACCTGCTTGTTGTCCAGAAGCAGACAAAGAACTTTTTCCATCTTCTCCTTTTGGCCCTCTGTCACCTTTAGGACCACGAGCACCATCTTTACCAGCATCTCCATCTTTTCCTGGTTCTCCTTTAGGACCTTGCAAACCTTTTGGACCTTCTGGACCAGGAACTGGAATATATGTTGCCATATCTGTTGAGGGAACTTGCTGCTGTAATACTTGAGAAGCATAAGCATTTTTAGGAAAATCCATATTTTTTGAAACAGCCATTTTGTCTCCCCTATTTATTTACTTTATAAGTTTTATTTTCAATTTTTATTACTGGTGGAAGTTGAGGTCTGGGTGTTGTAACTTTTACTACTGCCATTACAATGCTCCAGAAATATCACCAATTACAGTGATTGTTCCAATAACTGGTGTCCAAATATCTCCACTAATTGTTACTTCAAGATCAAAAGTTAGTTCTGCTACCTGGGATGTATATCCAGTTCCCCAATATGTAGTAATATCAGGAGTTGCTTTAATTTCAACATATCCATTATGTGAGACAACTTGTAATTCATCAATTATGTCTCCTTTTGGGTCATAAGCGCTTGCTTTATATGTCCATCCAGAAGTAGAAAAATAAGTGATTTCATCATTTTCTAAAAATTCAACCCTCAAAGAGGCTGAATCTCCTCTAACAACATTCCATTTAATTTTTACTGGGTTAGCACCAAAAATTTCAGGTCCACACATAGTCATAACATTGATTATACCATTAAATTACAAAAAAAATACCTAGGATAGGTGGGTATAAAAAGACTATCCTAGGTACTTTAAAATTATATCATATCAAGACTATTTGGACATTGAGATTAAAGTTTACCTAATTGTTACAATTCCTTTTGTCCGTTTTGTTAGGTTATAGATACTTTTGTCATAGTTATCAATAGTGTATACTTTAATATATATAAGAAAAAAGAACTATCTTTAAAGGTTTATATATAATATATCTTATATATAGTATATAAGTTATTTGTTATTTGCAGCAATATGTTCTAAAAGGGTATCATACATCTTATCTAATTTTTGATCCATTCTGCAACGTTGTTCATCTGCTTCCATTATTTTTTGCTCTAAACGTTTAACGGAATCTTTCAAACTTGAACCACCATTTGGTTTTAATTCTGCAAGGTAGTGTTTTGTTAGCCATTTAATACTATATGCTATAGAAGCAATTATTGTTGTTATGCTGACAATAAGTCCAGCCCAATCTGCAGGTGTCATAATAACTTATTATAACTAGATTATTTAAAATGTGATATGATTTTTATATGGAAGATGTAAAATTTAGTGATCTTTTTGATCCTTCAAAACCTAGGTCAGATAAAGAATTAATAGAAAAACGCTTATCTATTTGCAATCAATGCCCTGCTTTTAATAAAAGACTTGCAAAATGTAAAAAATGTGGATGTTTTATGAAATTAAAAAGCACTTTGCAACAAGCAAGATGTCCTTTAGATAAATGGTAATGATATAATGTTTTAATGAATATTAAAGCAATCAAGCCTACATTAATTAAAGACATATTTAATAATGAAGACTATGAGTATATTTATAAAATTATTAATATTGCTTTACAATCTGAAAACAAATATGAAAAATTTATTATAAATGGTAATGGAATGAAAAGATATGTTTTTGGAGAACAATCTAAAATTATTAAAAACTTACAAAATAAAATAAGTGAGTTATTAAATATTGAAATAGATCATTCTGGTGGATTTTTTGCTAGATATAATAAAGATTTAAATGGAAAGCCAGCACTGCCACCACATCATGATAATGCTGGTGATGGGTTTTTTTGTTTAACCTTTACAGCACAATTAGATTCAAATACTGATTGGCCAATATACGTTTATGATGATAGTTTTCAATTAAATAAAAATGAAGCAGTTATTTTTTCTGGAAATACAAACATTCATTGGAGACCATCTAAAGAATTTTCAGATACAGATTTTTTAGATATTTTTGTTTGTCACTTTTATTTTAAAGGAAAAGATTTTTTATTACCTGAAGAAAATAATCTTGAAATGAAAATGCAAGCAAAAACATATGAACAAAAATATGCAAACTTAATTTCTATAGAAAATGAAAAAGATCAAGAAAAAATATTTAATGGATTTTTTGACACAAAAATTGATAAAGTTTTTAGTGATGAAGAAATTGAAGCAATATATAAAGTAAGATTTGATGATGCAATAAATAAAAAAATGTCAAATGGACAGCCATATGTTTTTTCAGATTCATCCTGTGGCTATATAACATCTGTTTATCCGTTGCCCGAATTTGCTAGAAAAAAATTATTAGATTTAGTTAATTCTTATGTAACAATTAAAATTAAAGAAGAGGGTATTCATTTTCCAAGATACACTCTTGAGTCTGGATCAACACCACAACTTAAACCACATTATGATGTTGGATTAAATCACCACGCTTTTACATTAAGTGTACAACTAAAAAATACCAAAAATTGGCCAGTATATGTAAATGATAATAGATATGATTTGGGATTTAACCAAGCCGTTATTTTTTCAGGAACTAATCAAATTCACTGGAGACCAGATATTGACTTTACAGAAAATGATTATTATGATATTTTAGTTTGCCAATATACAGCAGAAAAAGATCCGCTTCCTCTATCAGATAAGCACAGAGCCAAAATGAAAGAAAAAGCGGATCAATACGTACAAAAATATTTTAATTAATCACGAACAACTGGAAAATTAACCTTTTCCAATGCTTCAATAAGTGGCGGATCAAGTTCGACGTAAAGTTTCGCCGTAGATTCTCCAGTATTTGAATTAATGTGAGTAATAGTTGTTGAAAGAATATCTTGTGCGCTTTCAATAGATTCAACATTATTTGCAAATGTTTTTATGATAATAATGTAATCGCAAAAATCTTTAAAAATAAAATCTTTTGCTTTCTTATTACCTTCTTGTGTTTGATACCAATCAGTTTCTACGAACTGACCACGTTCTAACTTCATAATTTCCCCCATCTAGTAGAACTTATAAAGTATATCATATTCTGTGATAAAATAGGGGTATGACTCAAATAAACCCAATTAAACCATATTCTGAAAAAAATTTTTTTTCGGCAGAAGAGTACTCTGCAATCTATAAAACAATTAACGACACGATGGAACTTGGAATACAAGATTCGGGTGATAAGTGGCAACACTTTAGAAAAAATACAAACAATGGTTTTAATGTCGTTTTTTTGAGCGAAAGAAGACAAGGCGATCTTCCAGGTTTGCCACAGTTTGTCGAAGATAGTATTCGAAATAAGTTCGAAAACGTCGCAGGAGGCCCTGTCGGACATATAGGCATACTATGGGCTAGGTACACCCTTGAAAGTGGTGAAATGCCCACTCTAATGCCTCATCAGGACCGTTCTGAAACACATGTAGCCTTTATGTTTACTACAGAATTAGATTCAAACATTGATTGGGATTTTTATGTAGAAGATGAAAAATTTACTATGGAGAAAAACCAGGGAATTTGGTTTAGCGGTACTCATCAATCCCATTGGAGACCAGATTATGATTTCCAAGAAGGAGATTATTATGATATTATTTTATGTCAAACACATGATGCAGCAGATCCAAATCCACTAGAAGAAGAACATTGGCTAGATGGGGATGATCATTCAAATGAGGTATCAGAGAAGTATGCTACACTATTAATGAATTCAAGAGCAAAAGCAGCCATGATGAATGGCCCTTGTCAATAATGGAGAAATAATGAATAAGCAAGAAGTAGTCGATTTGATGACTAATACAGTTGTTGAGTGGAATAAGCGTATGGCATCAGAACAAAATATTGATATCGAGCCATGGCTAGAACAAGCAATGCCTCAATTGGTATATGCTAATGAGTTATTGTATGATGCGTTGAACGCTAATGGTCTCATCAAGTAGAGTTTGCACTCTTTGTCCCCTCGAATGTAAAAAATTTAATAAATGCACTTGGGCTTCAAACCCTAATTTACCTGAACACTTTCAGCCATCCATATCTGGTGTTTTAGGATTACGTAGAGGTCAAAAATATATTGTTTTAACAAACATGAGATCAGAAGTAAATGAGGAAGTCATTGATTGGTATATAGCAGATTCTATTAAGAATGGTTATAACTTAGCATACCGTCGAAATAATCAAGATCATTTTATAGGTGATCCTAATTTTGTAAAATTAATGTATGGGAGTTTAGGGTCTTCCTAGATCTTCCCAAAATTTTTCTCTACCCATAGCATCTGTTTCAGGAATAGGTTTAGACTCAAACTGAAAATTATCATCCCAAGCATTTTCTAGGTTTTCTAATATTGCCATGTATTTATTATACAGCCAAATCTGAAAAAATTTTCAAAATTGACTTTTGCCAAAATCTGAATATTTTTGTCAGATGTATGATACACATTTTAAAAACAAAAAACACAAAAATATAGTGAGCACATAATATACCCACTATACACAGGTTAGCGTTTAATACTACACACCCGTCAGTGTTTTTTTACCTTGCAACCAACCATTGTGAATGCCTATAATTGGAGCGTCAATACATACTGCCGTTCCAATAGGCAACAACTCTTTGTATTGTTCAATAAATGTTAATACATTTTCTTTTGTATCAAACACCATGTCCTTAGTAGTTCCTGATGTTGATGTTAATCTAACTTTGATCATATACATAACCTACTTTCCTGAGCACACATAGGTGCTACGCATTGTTGTCTTACCTGTCACATGGCTTGTGTGTGATACACGATATAGCCCACACACCTTAGCGTGTGCAGGTGTAGGTGCTACTAGAGGTAGTAGTGCTAGTGTTAATGTTAATATAATCTTATTCATTTAGTTATTCTCCTTAGATACGCATTCGCATTGGGTTATTGTTATTGTGTTACCCTCGTGGATAACTGTTGCTAGAGTATCACACTCGTCGCAGATGTAGACATAATCTAATTCATCCATAATGTTACCCATTTTATTTAACTCCCATCACTAGGGACATATAACGCTTAGCGATAATAATCGCCTTAGGGTTAAGTGTCATATCATAGCGACTAGAACCTGTCGCAGGATATTTATTGTTAATGCGTTGTGCAATTCGCACAGGTAGCATTTTAGGTGCAGGTGCGTAACCTGCAGCCTCTAGACCAAAGTCCTTAGCAATATCAGAACGGATTTCGTTATAGTATGTAGTGTAGTTCATATTGAACCACCTTTCTTTTAATTCGATAACCTTGTGTTATCTGTTTCCTTGACCTAGGTTATTTGCTCTATATTCTAGAGGCTCACTAGGATTTAGCCTTATTTAATTTTCGATACTGTAAGTATAGCATAGAAATGTCAAAAAGTCAAGTTTAGACACGGACAATTCGGACATTTTCTGTGTGATTTACCTCACATCCCTCATGGTATAGGGCAGGTGCTAGGACTACCTGTCCGCAAGGGCAGAGGTTCATCAAACCTCTTGGATAATCGGATACTGTAGCGAATCCTCTCGCTCTTTCATGTAGTGAGTTCATTTGGAACTCCTTTCTTTTTTAATCTTTCTAATACTAGTATTATAGCACAGAAATGTCAAAAAGTCAAATCGAAACACGGCGTGTCGCAATAAATCTTTTGTGATCTACACCACATTCGGGCCGACCATAGTTATCCACATGATGTACATCACACCCACGATTTACGCTTAAGTTATCCACATGATGTAAGTCACAATCCCTTTTGTCCACTATGTCCGTTTTGTACACCCCTAAATGTCAGACCCCCCTGCTATACTTACTAGTATAAAGATTGAACAATAAGTAAATCTACTAAAAGAAAGGTGGTCTCAAATGACTACACTAAATGAAACTCTATTCTCTACTATCGTACACGAGTACCATAACGGAGGCGTTAAGTCATCTTATGGCTTAGACGCTTACACTCGTAAAGAGTTAATCAGATTCCTGTTTGACTCTAAGCGTAACCCTCAGTGCTTCTGCATTGAGTGTTTGTAAAATGTCAGTCCCCTCTGATACAATAATCCTAATAAACAAAAAAAGAAAGGTAGTCAAATGACTTACACTATGAAAATCGAAACCTTCTCAGGTTCAGTAACAAAAATCAACCTCCCTTCTCGTGGAGCAGTTGCTCAGTTCGTATCACAATATCCTGAAAAGTTGCCTGTTGGCGTTTCAGTAAAAATATCTTGCGACCTAATGGGTTTGCGTGGAGTTCTTAAAGGAAAGGCGTTGGTGTCTAACTAATGATAACTATTCCTCACTCTGTTAATTTTGTAACTGAACTAGATGAAACTAATCCAATAGTTCAACGCCTGCTTCAAGTTGTAGAGCCTTCAAAGTTTCTTGCTGATATGCTTGCACAACTTTTAATCTCTGAGGGCTTTATTGATAAGTTAAATGAAGGCAATTCTTATGCAACTCTAAAGGTGGTTAAATAATGGCTATTTATACTCGTAAAACTTTTATCGCTGTTGCTAATTTGCTAAATGAATATGCTGATTTAATCGACGAATTTACCTTTGAAGATTTGGTCGCTGATTTTGGAGATATGTTTTTTGCAGATAATCCAAACTTTGATTTTAAAAAATTTAGAAGTGAGTGTAATAAATAATGATTAGACTAATAACAACACTCGTTCAAATATTTTTATTTATTCCCGCAATGATTGGATTGCGTTGGATGTATTTAGATATAAAAAACGAATACAAGAATTTAAATTCTCAAATTAAATAAAATGAAATCCTGAACACGATCTAAAACTGTTCCCAATTTTTTGGGCCGACGCACTCGGGCGTGTCGTGGTTTACGTATGTGAGATTAATCACACGACTTGAGCGTCTCATTATTTAAGAATACTCGCTAGTAAGTTGATATTTTTAGAGTAATAGGCTAGACTTACATAGTAAGAAAAAATAAATAAAAAAAGATTTTATCGTTACGGCGTGTCGTTTAGGAAATGTCAGCCATATCTGATAGGATACTAGTATCAAATAAAGAAAGAGGTAGCCCCTATGTCAGCAAATGTCTATTCAATAGAAAACCTACTTGTAGGAAAAATGTATTACTCAAATACTTTAACAGGAGAAATTATCTCCGCAGAAAAACACCCTCATGCAGTTTGGTATCAAGATTGCGAAACTTATCTTGTAGAGGTTGCACCTAATAGTGGAAGCAACACTTGGGGTCGTAGAACTTATCGCACAGTTGCAGTAAAGACGGAGGAATAATAATGGGATATGTAGAAATTTTTAGAATTGACGAAAATGGTGCAGGTTGGGTAGACTTATCTGAAGCAACACCTGATGAAAAACTTAATATCGAATTAGGCTTACTCAATGAGGGTGCGCTATTTACAACGAAAGAGGCTAACTAATGGAATATAATTACTCACTAACTATTGCCTATGATGGTGAACTAGTATCAACAACTAGAAGTGCAGATATGCTTGAAATTGTATCTGCGTGGAATAAATGCGTAGACTTTGGTGATGCTAAAGAATATGCAACCTACAATATGTCAGACCCTATTGGCAAAATGTATACTAAGACTTTCTATCGTAACGGAAATGTGAGCGTGAAATAATGCCAGTATTTCAATTTACTACTTTCATAGATGTAAAAGCAAAAGACTATGACTCAGCAATAGAAGCGTTTGACCATAATCTAAAATATGGAAATATTAACCGAAGCGATGTATATGTCGCAGACATAGAGGAAAAATAATATGGGATCAGTTACAGCACTAGGTATTCAGGACAGCGTTCTTGATTTAGAAACTCAATTAGCATATCACTTGCAGGGTAATCACTATCCACCCGTTCCACTTTCTATGGTGCAACCTTGCATCGAAGCAATTGATGCTTACTATGAAGATAACAAAAGTGAAAAACTAATTAAAATGCCTGAAGGCGTATCATATAAAGGTAAGACACACGCACCCGCTTGGGCTATCATCGAACAACACCACTTGCAATTTTGGCTTCCAGAAGAGGAGTACTAAAAAATGGGTGATAGAATAAAAACTATGGATTTTAAAAAGATAGATACACTCAACGTTGATCAGTTAGAGATTGATGATTTTATTTCTGTTAATGGTGAAATTGTGCAAGTAACAGGAATTACTCCACTACCTGATGGATATGCAATTATGTATTTAGATTCCTATGAAGAATCAGATTTAATTGAAGTTGATGACTATGCAACGTTTAATTTATATTATCCATTTGATGAAAACGCAGACGAATAATTATTCATAACCCTGCATAAAAATCGGACCGCCCCGTTCGGGCGTGTCGCATGTGAGATTAATCACATTTACGTAAGTTGACATTTTTGCCCAATGTGTGCTAAGATTATTTTATGAAACAGAGAAAAACAGTTGAGGAATTACGTAAACTTATGGAGTTACGTAGGTCTAACGCTGCCTCTGCCGTGCCTTCCAAAAAGACATATACTCGCAAGGGTAGAAAATGTCAGTCGGAAATGCTAAGATATAAATATCAAGAAAAAGGAGAATAACATAATGGGAAATATTGCAGACGAATTCTATGACGAATACTATTCTTTGGTGTGCCCTAGTTGCCACGAAAATGAATGCGATGAATTTATGCCTATGTGTCACTCTTGCTGGTTAGATGAATTAGCAAATGGATATTCTGATGAAGACGCTAACTTAGAAATGAGCCTTAATCTTGAATAAATTAAAACGTTCGAATGATCGTAAGGTTGCTAACCTAGTTACTAAGAATGGTAAGCAGGCTGCAATTGCTAATACCTTTGGTCTCCCCGCAGGTAAAGAATATTCTTGCCCTGGCGCTACTAGCGTATGCGAATCTGTATGCTATGCAGGTAAATTAGAAAAAATCTTCAAGGGTGTTAAGGTTAACTTATTGCATAACTGGGATTTATTGAAAGACGCAGACTATGACACTATGGTCTCACTACTTAATGAAATGATAATTGATTTTAAAAAGGATTGTGTTAAAAAAGACGCACCTATGCTATTCCGTATCCACTGGGATGGTGATTTCTTTAATGACACTTATGCTTATGCATGGAAACAAGTTATCATGGACCATAGTGAGGTTCAATTCTGGGTTTATACACGAGTAAAGTCTGCAGCGCTTATGCTAAAAGATATGCCTAACTTATCTCTTTATTTCAGTACTGATAGTGAGAATGTAAAAATTGGTGTTGACCTTAAAATTAATTCTGGTGTACGCCTTGCATACCTTGCTAAGAATTTTGCTATTGGTCAAGCAGACATGAAAGAAATGATTGGTAAGCCTGGTGCTAAATGTCCTGAAAATAAAAAAGCAATTCCATTAATTAGCAATGCAGGTTCCGCTTGCGTTTCTTGCGGATTGTGTGTATACTCTAAAGCAGACATAGTTTTTTCTGCAACTAAGAAATGAGTTAACATGCGTTGGTTGTTAATTGTATTTATTTTATTTTACTTTTTTATTATTCAATAACTTGACAATCCCCCGAAAGGTGGTCGGCCCAAATTTTTGATCTTGTCAAGTTACGACACGCATTTAAGATGTGATGTTTCTCACACCCGAAAATGGCATTTTAATTGGTATTTTTGACATTTTTAGTGTAAAATTAAACTATAACCCAAACAGAAAGGCAAGACACCCAATGACAATCTCAGGATATACTTACCAAATTGGTGATTTATTTACAACAAGCAAAACAGGCATTACAGGTCGTATCGCAGGTTTTTCACCAATCAGTAACAAGGTTACCAGAGTTTCACTAGTCTTGGCAAATGGCTCACGCCGTTTGGCTATGGTTAAGACCTCAAAGTAATCTCAAAATGTGAGAAATGTCAGAAATGGATTTGACATTTTAATCTGCAAAATGTTATACTAATACAGTAAGCAAAACCCCTAACAGAAAAGGAAATAAACAAATGGCAGTAAATACAGCAACTTACAAGGTTGGCGATTTATTCACAACTCAGAAGTCAAAGGTAACAGGAACAATTCTTGAAATCACACCTAACAAAGACGGACAATCAGTTCGTGTTAAGTTAGATGTAAATGGAACACCTCGTTACACAACTTGGACAGCGAAGTAATTTCCACCTCCAAAAAAATCCTGAGCAAGATGTAAAACTGCTCAACTCAACCCCCAACTAACAGAAAAGGAAACAGACCCAAATGGCACAACGCAAAGCAATCTCAGTAAAGATACCAACACAGCGAGTTATTGACGCACTCACAAAATCACTAGAAAAGTTAGAACTTGACTACGCATCTCAAGCAGAAAACGAAGCAAAGTTTAACAAAGCAAACGAAGCGTGGAAAAAAGAAATCTCTAACTATGCAATCGCAAACATTTCTAAAGCAGAGAACCTTCGCACTAACTATCGTTCTTGGAACAATCAGTTAAACATTGACTTCGACATCACAGTTTCAGAATTGGATATGCCAAAGCAACCTGAGCGTGATTTCGTAACAATGCACCAGCATACATACAATGAGCAGAAAGAGGAAATCTCTAATGCTATTCGTATCCTAAAGATGACAGATGAGGAAGTAGTTAGCACTTCTACTTACAATGCTGTTGCTCGTTACCTATAACTAAATAACGAAACAGGGGCAGTTTAGAGAGTGTTCTCGCCCAATGTCGTAAGTAAGAACTCTCATTATTCGCCAGGCTGATTAGGGCGATTATAGAAATACTATAGAGCAAGGGTACTGCAGCCCTAAAGAAGCAGACATCCTGAGCACGATCCAAAAAGGCTCACCCCACGGGGTTCTTGACAAATGTCAGTGGCCACGAGTACAATTAATATAAACAAACTAACAGAAAGAGGCCCCCATGGACCAAACAATAGTAAATGCAACAGAAGATTTTCTTAAGTCTCAAATCAGTGCACTGCAGCAGTCAATTACATCTAAGGATGAATTCATTCAGCGGATAAACCAACGTTCATATGCAGATTCCGCAAACCTTAACCGTATCGTTGAAGACATGCAACAGTGGACCTTGGAATCACTTAGCAATGAATCAATTACAACGTCGCAGGCAGAAGAAATTGCAGCAATCTGCGGATTTGAATTAACAAAAGAAGTTGAAGTTGAAGTTACCGTAACTTATAACTTGACACTGCAGGTGCCTCATGATGAGGACGCAGAAGATATTGTTAACGATATTGATTTTGATTCTGTATCTTATAATTCTGACTACGTAACTTGGCTAAGTTCAAATGTAGACCGTATCGATTTTTAGTAGGGGGCTACTAAATAAATTCCTGGGCCATGAATAAAAACTGGCCCTTTTAAAATCCCCAAAATTTTGGGTCGGCCCCATGTGATCAATATCACAATGTGATTTACGACACTATTAAGAAATGTCCGATTTATCCCATGTTTACGTAGCCTATTTGACATTGTCAGTGCGTGGGTGTATGATTATATTAACAACAACAGAAAGAAGGAAACTCATGGCACATGACCTCGAAACTCAAAATGGAAAAGCATCTTTTGCATCTTTCCGTGAGCCTGCATGGCATGGATTGGGTACTGTCTTTACAGAAGAAAAAACAACTACAGAAATGTTGGAATCAGCAAATCTTAATGGTTGGAATGTTCGTCTGGAAGATTTAGAGACCCCATCTCATCTAACAAGCGACAAGGCTTATCAGTACGTTTTGCGTACTAACCCTACAGATAATACCCAAACAGATATTTTGGGAATCGTTGGTGAACGCTATCACCCATTGCAAAATGAAGATTTATTTTCATTTGGTGATAACATTCTCGATGGTGGTGGACGTTGGGAAACTGCGGGTTCAATCAAGGGTGGACGTGTAGTATTTGGCTCCCTTGCTCTTGAACGTGAAACAGTTCTTGACCCATCAGGTGTTGCAGATAAGGTTAAAACTTATCTTCTCATCAATACATCACACGATGGCTCTATTGCAATTCAGGCATCAATCACACCTGTGCGTGTTGTCTGCGCTAATACTCTTAATCTTGCTCTTGGTGGCGTAGGTCGCAAGAAGAATAAGAATATCAAGCAATCATTCAAAATTCGTCACACACAAACAGCAAATGGCAAAGTGCAAATTGCTCGTGAGACTCTTGGTCTTGCTAATGCTTACATGGACGAATTCGACGTTATGGCTAAAGCACTTTTTGAAAAAGAAGTTAATGCTAAGCAATTTAACGACATCATTCTTGCAGCGTATCCAAAGCCTGAAAAGGATTCTAAGGGTGCAATCAAGAAATGGGAAAACAAAGTTGATATTATTAACGACATCTACACAGGTGAATTTAATGGTATGATTGCAGGTAACGCTTGGGGTGCATTTAACGCACTTACCGAACGTCTTGATTGGTATCGTTCTGCTCGTGGTGGCAACAATGAATCAATGCTTGCTTCTGCATCTGGTTTTGACCCTGCAATCAATGCAGAAAAAAATCGTTTGCTAAAAGTTGTACAAAATGTAATGCAACTCGCATAACAAAAATTCCTGAGCATGAATTAAAACTGCTCTTCATGGTCCGTTAGAATAGTTGGTTAGTTCGCTACCCTGTCACGGTAGAGGTCACGGGTTCAAGTCCCGTACGGATCGCAATAAATAAATATGCAAGCCAGTGCATAAAAATGCGGGGCGGTCCAAAAAATGTCATGATCAAATTTAATTACGATGACCGCCACAAATCTCTAAAAATGTCAAACTAAAATTTAATTACGATGGACTTGTATTTTTGCCGAAGTTAGGGTAGAATTAATACATAACCTACTAACTAAAGGACCCAAATTGAGAGAAAGATCAAAAGGCTATATTGGCCAAATCGTTGATGGCAAAAAACTAGCAGTAATCGCTAATGGAATCTATAATCTACAGTATAGTAGTAACTTTAGTGAATGTACTGTAGATAATCTTCTATTCGTTACCCTTGAAGAAAAAAATGTATTTGGCGACAATAAATATGCCTTAGTTTGTTCAGAGGGTGTTGGCTGGGAGCAAGACACTTACGGATGTTTAGAAGTACCAACAAACATTGGCCAAATGGGTCTATGGAATGGAAGAGTCTTTATATCAGTAGATACAGTTAAAGAATGTCTAACAGATCAAACAGAAGATATCGCAGACTACATCCGTGTTTTTGGTTCTAGATTAGATAATAACTGTTCCCTATGGCAGTCCAAAATGTCAGTAGTAGACAGTACACTAGCAATATGACCCAAACATACAAACCTTATACCATAGACGAATTAGTTACTCTCATTTATGAGGATAATCTAGAACATTTTGATGACAGAGATACATCAGAAGACTGTGATTGTTATATTCATACTACTATTAGAACTATTGTAAAATATTGGGATGAATAATATGTGGACTAAGTATAGTTATCTATGTACTGAGTGTGATTCTCTTATTGAGGTTATTACTAATAAAACTCCCGTGATGGATCCAGGCTGTGTATGTGGTATTGATACCTTCGTTACCCGAACAGCAGTAGAACCTGAGCAGATGGCTCCTGTGATTAGTATCACACCTTCAAACCTTGTAAAAATCAACTCAAACCCCTATAATTAATATATGGACCTAAACACATTAAAAGAATATATAAAAATACACAAGATATCTCTAGAACAAGACCTAGATGAATGCATGGGAGATTGGGCTATCATTGATGACCTTACTCCCCGTATTGAGACCTTACAGTATGTATTGGAGTTAATAGATGAGTGATAAGTATCCTTTAATCCCCGAACATTTAGAAAAAGGTTTGGAAGATATAACTATCCCATTAATTGATTTAATGCATGGACACCTTAAAGTTGAAATGCTTGACTGCGAAGAAGCAATGAAAGATAATACTGATAGATATTTGGAAGGGTATATGGAGGCCTTGACAAATATGTATTGCCTAACGTATAATTTATCTATAGACCGTAAACACATAGAGGAGACCCTAGTATGACAGACCTAGTCATAGTAAAAGCAACACTTGAAAAAGAAATAGATGAGGCTTGGCACATCTTTAATCAGATTGCTACTGAGGAAGAAGAAGATGGCTACTCAGACGCTATGCAATCTATGGAACGAACTGAGGCAAATGGTTTTGCTGTTGGCTTGGAACGTGCTTATTATATTTTGTTTAACGAACGCTATATCTCAGAGGCTAACTAAATGGGAATGCATGATGAATCTTGGTGTGCAGGCTGTGGCTGTAGCATAACTTATACAGATGATGAAACAGCACAGTGTGGCACATGTGAACGTGACGACGCTATCTATTTCATTGAAGGTATTATTAGATATGTAGAGAATACCAAAAACGAATTAGAGGAGCGCTTGACATTAGCAGACGGGGCTGATAGTATTTATCCATACCTTGAAGGCGCTGTAGAATATACAGACCTTATCCTACTAGAGATAAAGGATAGATATCAAAATGCCTGAGACATTTATTGAAATGGATTTTGATGAATGGTGCGATAAATACAAACCTATTCAAAACCACATTGACAAGAATGCTTCATTTGATGGAGCAATGTTTGAAACTTATGGCGATGAAGTTGCATTTGTAAAGGAGCAGGATGGTTCTTATATCTGGACTTATGGCGATGGTGATGATGGTGGCAGTTATATTTGGAATGGTTGGCATTTTGTTAATCGTATTGGTTACTTTATCACTGAGGTCCCTTGCCCTATTGATACTACAATCCAAATCAAGGTTAGTTCATATTGGTACTATTGCGAAGGCTGTGATGCTGAGATTGAAGATGATGGCCAATTGATTAATGAAAAGTTCTATGATTTTGAATGTTGCCCGCAATGTGCAACACCTGAACAACTAAAAAAAGTAGAGGAAGCATATGCCACTGTTTAGAATTGAAGCAACACGAGAAACCGTGTATGAGTTTGAGATTGAGGCAGCAACTGAAGAAGAAGCAGAAGATCAAGTAAGACAAATAGAACTCACGGATGATATTGAAACATATGCCTATGACTGGTATCCTTTAGAAGTACAATCTATCGAAGAAGAAGAGGAATAAAATGGGAGCACGTATTAATTTTGTTTTTGAAGATGGGTCTGATTCATCTGTAGTACTCTATTCACACTGGGGCCAAGACTCATGGCAGAAGGACCTTGCAGGTGCCCTGCAGCATGCACAAAAACGACTTGGCGACTCTTCATATGCAACCCGTATGATGATTAGTTATCTTATTCAAGATAGTATTTTGGATGAGACTGGTTTTGGTATTTATGCTGTTAATGAAAACGAATATGATTTAGGCGAACAAACCGTAGTCATTAATTTTGTTAACAATACTATTACTGATAATGTTGCAGTAGATTTTGATAAGTTTGTGGCAGCGTATGCCACTGTGGCTGAGGACACTGGGTCTCTCCTCAGCGTGTAATAGGAATGGGGCAGGCTATTGGGTGGCTTGCCCCTTCCTCCTATATTTGGTACAATAAAGGGTTAGGAGTTATATGAGACATAAACTTACGGAAGAAGAAAAGGTAGTTATTAAACTAAATAATCTATTATCAGACCTAAGACTAGATATAGAAATGATAGGCAGATACCTAGCCAAGATAAGTCCCACAGTCGTGTATAATAGACTTATAACTATAGCAGAATCAGCACAATATGAAAAGGAATCTAATAATGACCACAGAATTTAGTAAGCGTTGTGAAATCCTATCAGACCTATGGATGAAGTATGGACAAGAAGAAGAACTATCTGATTACATGGAATACAATGATTTGGGATTGGCTTTGGCTTTCTCTATCCATGAAGATATTGTAAAATCTACTAATGTTGCAGAGGCTTACATTAACGAATCCTTTGAACTATTGCTAGAATCTATGAGTATAGAGGATAAAGGGTTTGATACACTAGAGGAGATCTTGTCTAGTAGCAATTAGAATGAGAGGCGAAAGCCTCTTTTTTCTTTTAACCGACTTTTTTAAAACCGCCCTTTACGAACGACCTTAAAAAATCGCTGGACTTTACGATCCCTCTTTTACGATCCACTGGATTATACTCCCAAACCTTATATTTGTCAAACAATGGTATAATAATTTTATGAGTCCAAGACATTTTGCAAACTATGCCAAACAACATCCTAAAGAATACAAACAATTTTCAGATAACATGTGGAATGGGTTTGTATCTATTACGAAGCATGTTCCTATAGTTAATCGTTTCTTTTCTTTTACCCCCGACTTCTTGGCAGAAGCCATTGATCTTAAGGATTCAGAAGCAGCAACGGCTTTGGGCGAGGCGCTGGCCGAGGTATACCAATTTTCCCAGGGTATACCATTAGATCTCTTTAATACACAATCATTCTTTGAAGAGTAACAAACACTCTATATAGACAAACAAGTGTTTTTAAATGTTTCCAAACATTTTGTTTGATATATTTTAATTTAAAACAATCTAATTAATTTTATTACGATTTAACTCAAAATTTGCCAAAAATCCTTTTACGATGTCACATGTTTTGTGTCAAAACAAAGTTGACAAACACTAATGTTTGGTATATAATGCATCCTAATTTGGCAGATATAAAGGTTTGACAAAGGTTTGAAAGTGTGGTATAAGTGTTTGGATATGGGGGGTTTGAAAAAAGCGGGATTACGACGGCGCCTTTAAAAATGCTCTATTCCCCACTATGCTCCACAACACTCCACTTCTAGACTATTTAATTAAATAATCAGTAAGATCTATCTGTGGATAAACCTGTGTATAACTATGATTTAAAACCATGATATTATCATTCTATGGACCTATGGATACTATACATTTACTGGATTTACGCTATGTTAGGCATATCAGCAGTAGCAATCATTGCTGCTCTTTACGAAGCATTTAAAGACTAACCTGTGGATAACTACTATTGACAAACATTTTTAAAAGGAGTACAATTGAAGTATGAACATATACAGAGTATCGTTATTGGATTACGCAACGGCATTTGATCTTGATATCTTTGCCTCAACAGCAGATGAAGCCAAAGCCATGGCTATGAAAGAAGAACCTAATATGAGTGTTACTAGAGTAGTTAATCTAACTCCACATGACTCATGATTGCAACTATGAACTAGACCTAGATGGTCAAGTAACCTGTATTATATGTGGGGCTATGGATGATGACATGAGTCACTCTGATAACAAAAAATCTATGTTTGAGTCTCAGATAGATTTTGAGTAAAATCAGGGAATATCAAGACTTTTAATTGCCTTATTGACCATACGGATCAAACCTTTACGAGTAACCTTATTAGCATCAAATGTCTCAGTATATCCATTTTGAGGCATATCCTCCTTACTTAGGAAGTGTCCGTGTTTAGCCCTTAGTGTATTTAGTACTATAGATTCTACGGCTTTTGCCTTATCCCCCTCAAAAAAATGCCAATAGGCTACAAGCAACCATCCTTTGGTCTTATGGGCAGCAAACCTCTTACCTGATATATTTGATATGCCTATCTTGACAGCCCTATGATATGGGCTATATATTATGTAAAGTATGGTTTCATTCACAGTATTATTATACAATGCTTCGGGTGATGGTTACGATCCATCTTTATCAGGTTCGGAACCTGGAGTACTACCATTATACGAACCCGAATAGATTATAAGTATATCACAGTTGACAAAAAGCATTCTTTTGGTATAATAGTTATATGAAGAAAGTATATCGCTCACTAGTTAACGGTGCACCCTTTATTCTTGCTATGTCTTTAGGGTTAGCACTATTGGAAAATCATATTAATGGGTGGAAGTGTGCATTCATTGCCCTTGCACTTTTGAACAGCGTAAAATATCTTATGGATTATGAGTATGGAAATGAATAAAGAAATCAGAGTAAAAGACCGTTATTGGGTTCATATTGGATATTCATGGCGTGGTTTTGGTCTAGGTTTTAGAATAGACAAATACAGCATAAACCTAGATTTTCTATGGTTTTGGATTGGAATTGAATTTTGATTAAAAACATTATTATCTTATTATTGGCTTTGATGCTTTCAATAGTAGCCATTGATGATGACCACCAAAGAGCAATTGTTAAAGACCTTAACACCTACATATCTCAAATTGGTGAATAATGATTAACTTTGAGATACCTGATCCATTTGAAACATTTGTAACTAAAAAGTATGCCAACTATAATGGTTCTAGGTATAACTTCTTTGCCAAAGAATGGGATTTTAACTGTGGGTGTTGTGGTGAATTACTCAATGCCCCAAACAAAAAAACGCTAACCAAGATACGTTTATATCATACTAGAAATGAGTGTTTAAATGGATACTGAACAAACCTTCGACCAAGAGTTTACTGTTGAAGAATTAACTAAGATTATTGTAGATAACGCTAAGGCTGAGGTTAAGAGTAGGTTTGGCAATAAGAAAAGACATCGTCAATGAAAGAATGTCAGCATACTTGGTATATGCGTGAACCTGGAATACAATGTACTAAGTGCTTAGTTGTTTGGGAGAAAGATGAAAGAGCCTAAGATCGTTTCTATGGATTGGCGTAGCCTTGGCTATTGGCCTGTGTGGAAAGATGGAAAGAAGGTATGGGTGCCTAAAGATAAAGTAACAGATAGCGAGTCGCAAGACTCGTAAGGTTGTTTTGCCCATCTATTTTGCGCCGAACTTTAAAAGCATATAAATGCTATACTTAAAATAATGAAAACAATTATAATCAACTCAGCGCCCCGCACTGGAAATACTTTTTTATCTGATTGTTTAGACTATCTTTTATCATTTAATAATATAAAAAATAATTTTAATCTTTACTCACATTTGCATGATTTTAAAAAATTATCTAATAATGAACCAGATTCTTTTACTTATACTATTTTGCGTGAACCTATAGATGTAATAACCTCTAGCGTTTTTCATGCCGTTGCTTCTGATGGCAAAAACCATACTGACCCTTTGGATCATTTTAAAGATAGGGTTGCCTTTAATGCAATTGAAAGATATAGTAAATTTTTAACAGAAATGCTAATACAGGAACATGTCAGAATTATATTATTTAATAATCTAATATCTAAACCACATAATGTGTTAGATAAAATAATGATTGATCTTGGTGTTGAACAATATAAAAGAATTAGAATTGAAGATGTTAAAGAAAGCATTGCCAAAAGAGATGAAACTTTAAATAAAAACCTATCTCCAGAACATTTTGGATTCTTAAACCATTTGCCACATGCAAAAAGATCTATTAGATTTTATAATGATCTGGAGTCTTTTTTAAAAAGAAATATAGACTTTATTAATTTACAAAAACAATATGATGAATTATTGCTTAGAATCAATATGATTAATAAACAACTGTACTAGTATATGGTATAATCTTATTATGATTGCTATGAGATCTGTGGAAAAGTGCTATTATTGTGAAAATCCCGCAGAATTTACACAACTAGTTGGAGAGCATCCAGATGAATTTGCTGTATCTGGTGTATGTAAAAAGCATTTTGTAATGGACAGTTCATCTTGATTGTGGTATGATTGATATATGAAAAATACCTATAAATGTTCAGAATGCAAAACATCAATTGTTATATCAACAACGGTACATACTTTGCCAGAATCAATTATCTGCCCGTGTGACACAGTAATGCCACTCACAGCATCCAAGTAGATGTACATAGATTGCTCTTGTGGAAAAAGAATGCCATATGAAACAGATCAAGATAAATTATTTTATTTAAAATATCATTCAGAATGTACTGATGACACTACCGTTTTTGATTCAATTCTGGTATACTAAAACTTATGAATTTAAATCTAATTGCCAACCCAGGACCAGCAAAAGATATTGCTGAAGCACATATCGAGCAAAGAATCCAAGTTCCTCACGTACCATTAAAATTTAATAGTGAAACAGATAATGTAACAACTGTTGCAATTTTAGAAACACCTTTTGAGTTTATTTTAAATGTTTCAGATGATTTATCTATTTCTAAAACAATCGAAGAATATAACGTATCAACTAAAAATATTTTAAATGCAACATATATTTATTCTGCAGATGATGTTATTAATAAAACTGAACAATTTATAATGGATTTGTTTAATAAATTAAATTTAGATGAAGAAAATTATAAAATTAAAACTGGAAGATTATCTTTATACGAAGATGTTTTAAATAAAAAAGATGTTCACATTAATAAAACAAATCTTAATAACAAAATAATTAAAAATGCAGAAGATTATAATTTTGAAGAATCTTGGATTTTATATAATATTGCACGGGAACGCATTATAAAATTATGATAGATAATTCTAATTTTCAAGCCGAATCAAAAAAATCAGGTGATGATTTTGAGTCATTAGTTTTAGCAGATCTTTACAAACGAGGATTTGTTAATATTAAAAAAAATGTATACATGGCAAATACTGGTTGTGAAGTAGACTTTGTTGCACAAGGTGAAAGATTTGAATATATAGAGTGCAAGGGTGGCAAAGAAGGTGAAAAGAAAAGACCAGGTGCAAAAAGAACTGATAATGTAAAAAAGGCTATTGCAAATGGATCAATAATGAAAAAAATTTATGACTCGATGTATTACGTAGTTTATTTTTCAGATGAGCCAGAACCTAATTCTTATTCAGATGAAATGATTAAGATAGCATTAAAATATAAAATTATCGATGAAGTAAGATATCTTAAGCCATTGCAAATTTTGGATCATCTGTAAACCAAACTGGTATTGCATACCTCATAGTCTCTGTTTTATTTACACCATGTTGAGAGTCTTTATCTCTGCAATCAAATAAAACTAAATCTCCTGCTTCTGGTTTATATGTAAAATTGATTTTGGGAAAAACTATTTCACCACCAAAAATTTGATCATTTAAATAAATAACTCCACTATAAATGTAGTGACTGCCCTTTCCAGAGTCTGTATCCATATGTCTAATAATGCTAGAGCCTGGAAGTTGTTTAGATAGCCATAGTGTAGATAAAAATATTTCTTTATTATTATTGTGTAAAATTTTTGCCAACATCCCCGCTTTATTTGCAAACGTTCTAATTTCTTGACCAAAATCTTTTAAAGAATTTAAAGAATCTGTATTGCCGTTCATAACATCTATACCAAAGCGCAATAATCTTCTTTTAACCATTTCATTATCTTGTTTATCATTTTCTTCAATAAAAGAAATAACTTTATTACAAATATTAACATCTAAAAAGTTTTTTATTATGTATGGTTGCACTTTACAATTATAGCACCCCATGCTATACTATAATTATGATCAAAAACTTTATTAAAATAACAATTGAATTACTTAAACAATCAATTTGTGAACATAAAAAGACCTATGATGCCTCTTGTCCTTTTACAATGAGAACATATGTTAACTGTGTTAAATGTAATAAAAGAATTAGATCAGTAAGCAATATTTAAATGCGAGTGTTGCATAATGGTAGTGCACCATCCTTCCAAGTTGGTTGTGCCAGTTCGATTCTGGTCACTCGCTCCATGTCTCCATCGTCTATCGGCTAGGACAACACCCTTTCACGGTGTAAAGACGGGTTCGATTCCCGTTGGAGATACGCCCTTCTAGGCCTACTTTACCTCCATAACTCAGCGGAAGAGTAACTGCCTTCTAAGCAGTAAGTCGTAGGTTCGAATCCTACTGGGGGTGCTTTGACAAATAAATATCCGATAGCATCCGTTCTTCTAATGCAAAACCTATTACTTGCCAATCTTTATTTTCGTTTAAGAATTGATTAGTTGCTTCAATTACTCCATACCTTTCAATATTAACAAAATAAACATAATCATTAATTGCCATAATTCCATCATCTTTTAATAATCTTGAGGCATTGTTTATATCTTCTAAAACATCTTGGTAATCATGTGAAGCATCTATGTAAATTAAATCAAATTTTAATTTATTATTAATTAAATCTGGCAAAACATTTTGAGACAATCCAGATATTATCGATACATTTGAATTATTTATAAATCTATTTTTGACAAAATCATATTGTGTATCTGGACAAAATCTTGGAGGAAAACCAGGCCTAGCAAGCAAAGGATCCGATTCATTAAATTTATCTATAAGTATCATTTTATTTGGTTTAATATTAGTAATTATATGTTCAGCAAAATCTCCAGATCCAGTTCCTATCTCAATAATGCTTAGGTTGTTAGGTAAAGTTAAAACCCAATCCCACCTATTGGAATAAACTTTGGTATTTTTAAGTTGCTGAGACGATATTGGTGTATAAATATTCATGTAAATAATTATAGCATTAGTGGTATAATAATTTTATGACTGATAGATACAAAAATGTTAAATCTTTATTTCCAGATGCAAAATATAATAATGGAAAATATCCATATTTTTTTGAAAACCATGATCAATATTTGGTAGAAGATTCTTTTACAAAAAAATATGGAACGGGAATTGATAATATTAAGGTAATTTCTAATTTTTTTGATAAGGATCAATGTAAGGATGCAATTGATCTTATTCAAAAATTTGAAGTAAATGACAAAAGAGATCATTGTTATCCAGTACATATGTCTCCAGACTATCATAATAATAAAACCCAGTGGAGATATGAACAATATGTAAAAGAACTTGGTCCTAAAATGGTAAATGCAGCAAGTGCTGCATGGAATGAAAAAATAACGCAACATGCAAGTTGCATGCTTATGGTTCATCCCAAAGGATCCTATTTAGATCCACATACAGATATTTTAGATATTCATTATGAAAACAATGACCCATCACGGGATGAAGGAATGTCTTATGAAGATCAATTAAAGACTTTTCCAAATCTTTGGAGTGGTCATCTTTCTATTCTTATTTATTTAAATGATGATTATGGAAGAGGAGAGTTGTATTTTCCAAACCATGATTATTGGATTAAACCAAAAACTGGTGACATAGTTACTTTTCCTGGAAGTTTATATTACACTCATGGTGTTACTGCAATTGAAGGTGATATACTAAGGTATACCGCTTCACAATGGGCGTTATTTGATTTTATGAAAAAATAGAAAAGGTATAAAATGAAACAAGGCGATATTGCAATTGTTGTTGATCAAGATATTATTGGTGAAGTTGTTTTAGTAGAAAACAAAATGGTCACATTAAAACTTTCTGATGGACAAAACATAATTAAACAAGAAGAAGATTTAAAACGTAAAAAGAAGTGCGTTTGTGGAATGTCTAAAAAGTTTCCTGCATGTGATGGAAGTCATTCAGGTAATTAAATGCCTAGAGTACCAAAACCACCTTTAAATCCAGATGAAATAAAATATTTTGCACCAGATGAAATTGAAAGTGCTTATAACATTTCACAAGAGCAACTTATAAATGCAAAACTATTTACCAATCGTGAAGAATATGCAAAAAGTTTGCCAAAAGGAATTTCTTATTTAGAAGTAGGTGTTGCATGGGGATATTCTGCAAAACTATTTATTGAAACATCAAGCGCAAGGGAAGCAGATTTATTAGATAATTATGATCAAGATTTAAAGTGTTGGTCCTGGCGTAGTTTTGGTAGTTGTCAATGCGAAGGTATGAAGCATGAGTTGCTATATACAAGGGATACTCATGAGCAATATATTAAAGATTTATTTTCTTATCATGGAAAAGTTAATACGATTAAGGGTAAGGCACAAGATACAATATTAAATATTGATAAAAAATATGATTTTATCTACATTGATATTACAAATGAGCGTAATATTACAAGAAAAGTTTTACAAGATTGTTCAACTAAAATAAATGATAATGGAATAATTGGTTTAAATGATTATTTAATATATGATGGTGTCATTGATGGAGAACCTTATGGAACCTTTCAAACTGTAAATGAATTTCTACACAATAATAAAAATTGGGTTGTTGATGGACTTGCATTACATCCCCTTGGATTTTACGACATTTACATAAAAAAGATGGGTAGTGTATAATATAATCATGAACAGAATTTCAATAATTGAAAATTTTATAACACCAGAAGATGCTGCTACATTAATAGCAGAACAGAATAATCCATCTGAAACAAATCCATATCCAGAATATTATAAAGACAGATATGGTGGAACGTCTTTGCCATATAATAAAATAGTTATGGATATTATGAAAAAATATGGTACAAAATCTAATGAAATGCATAAAGCATTAAATGGTTTTAACAATAATATATATGTTTTTAAAGCATTTGGTTCTAATTGGGCACCTGGAACAAAAGGTGATCTTCATATAGATGCTCAAGGTCCTGAACCATGGATTGAATGGAGCACAATTATGTACCTTAATGATCCAAATGATTACGATGGTGGAGTAATATATTTTCCTAATCAAGGATTTGAATATAAACCAAAGCAATATTCTGCAGTCTTTTTTCCAAGCGCAGGAACTGAATATATTCATGGCATAACTACTGTTCAACGAGGAAATAGATATACTGCACTATATATGCACACATCTTTACCACAGCATGTCGATCCAGAATTTCATCCAGGAATTAATAAATGGAAAGCAAAGGATTATCCACTTGTCAAACTTTAATTTTGAAGTATTAGATCTTGGAATTGTTTATTACACAGACGTAATAAAAGATCCAGCATCTTTAATAAATAAAATTGAAGACTTAGATAAACAATATGCTCAAGATAATCTACCAATGCAAACATCAGTAAAACCTTGGGTTGCTTGGACATATGGGGAAGGAAATAACAAACTAATGTTTTGTTGGCAAAAGTTTATTCCACAAGTAGAACATATTCCTTTAAATGATATTTACCGTGAACAACAGATTGATATATCATCACAACTTTTTGGTGCACTAGATAAAACTTTAGAACACTATACAACACAACTTTATCCTTTTGCTGAAAAAAACATTAAATCACGAGAACACACTATGCACTTATTAAAATATGATACAAGTGGTCACCTTCCTGCTCATCAAGATCAGGGAATAAGTAGTAGAGTACTGTCTGTATTGTTGTACTTAAATGATGATTATGAGGGTGGAGAGATTGAATTTCAACATTCAAAATTAAAGTTTAAACCAAAGGCTGGTAGTGTATTATTTTTTCCATCAAATTTTTTGTATGTTCATGAAGTTTATCCAGTAACTAAAGGTCCAAGATATGCATTGCCAAATTGGTATCATAATATTCCTCTTTCACAAAAAAGAGATTCTACTGGAGAAGTTTAAAATATGAAAATCTTGGGTATAAATGAAACATCTCATGATGCATCTGTAACATTAATTGAAGATGGAAAAATATTATTTGCTGGGCATGCAGAAAGATATAGCAAACAAAAAAATGATTGGTACGTTAATGATAATTTAATTAATGATGCTTTAAGGTATGGCGAACCAGATCATATAGCCTACTACGAGAAACCCCTTTTAAAGGCCTCCAGACTGCTTTTAAAGGGTGGTGCAGGGGACTGGAGGCCACGCTTTGATTTGCCAAATGTACCCAGAAAATCATTTGGACATCATTATTCTCATGCTGCTGCTGGCTATTACACTAGTCCTTTTAATGATGCAGTAATCGTTGTTTTAGATGCAATTGGAGAGTATAACACTTCCACAGTTTGGACTGGAGAAGGCAACAAAATAAAACTTAAGTATAAACAAAACTACCCTGTTAGTTTTGGTTTATTTTATTCTGCATTTACCCAATTAATTGGACTAATGCCAAACCAAGAAGAATATATTATGATGGGGATGGCAGCCTATGGTGATTGGAAAAGATATTATAAAGAAGTTGATGAGTATTTTCCTAATTTTAGAAGTCAGCCTTATAACTTTCATACAGGAATAACAGATTGGGGATGGATTAAAGACGAGCAAGATAAATTTGATATCGCAGCAGCAGTTCAAATGGTTTATCAAACAAGACTAATGGAGTTTATGGCAGAAGCCAAAGCAATTACTGGTAAAAAGAATTTAGTTTTTATGGGTGGATGTGCTCTTAATTCTTCAGCAAATACAGCACTATGGAAATTATTTGATATGATTTGGATTATGCCAAATCCTGGTGATGCTGGTAGTTCATTGGGCGCTGCTGCAGCGTTATATGGAAAGCACCTTGATTGGGAAACCCCTTATCTTGGTTATGATCTTGGTGGAGAGTATCCAGTAGAAAAAATTCTAGATGCAATACTAAAAAATGGTGTTGCTGCTGTTGCAACTGGAAGAGCAGAATATGGACCTAGAGCATTGGGCAATAGATCTATTCTTGCAGATGCAAGAGATCCAAATATTAAAGATAAAGTTAACATGATTAAAAAACGTGAACTATTTAGACCATTTGCTCCAGTAGTTTTGGAAGAATGTGCATCACAATGGTTTGATATGGATTTTGATTCACCTTATATGCAATACACAGTTAAATGCTTGCAACCAAATAAAATTCCTTCGGTTGTTCATGCTGACGGTACCTCTAGAGTTCAAACAGTTAATAGATATCAGCATCGTGGTTTATGGAGAACTATAAATAAGTTTTATTTACAAACAGGTGTTCCAGTTCTTCTTAATACTAGTTTAAATATTAAAGGACAACCATTATTAAATGATGAAAATGATATAAAACTTTGGGAAAAAACTTATAATCAAACAATTATACGTTAAAAGATCCATTTATCGTATCAATAACAATTGATATCAAATCTGGTTCTCTAGGTGTTTCATCAAAATATTTTTTAAGTTCTAACAGTGTTCCACGAACTACTTTTTCATTTGGTTTAGTTAAGTTATAACACAAAACCGCTTTTCTTTCTGCACCCAATATACCTAGCGCTTCTGATAAAAACTCTGGTATTTCAGTGTGATAGTTTGGTTTTCCATCTTTGCTTCTTTGTAAATTCCTTAACACAAATACCATTGGAGCATGCAGGTGCCGTCTTTCAAGTAAATATTTCATTCTATCTTCTTTGGTAAAAGGCAAAAAAGATTCAAATGAAAAATTATGCATGCATCCAGCAACAGCAACCGCTGCTATAGCAACTGAAGGACCAGGTGTAGCAGTGACTTCAAATCCATTGGCGATGGCTGTTTTTGTAATAAGTTCTCCTGGATCTGCAATCCCAGGCATCCCATCATCAGATATTACATAAACATCTTCACCAGATTCTAGTAATGCAATAATTTTATCCATGTTTTCTAATTCATAAGATTTTCCTGCTTCTCCACCATTTGAGTCCATCTCAATAGATATGATATTTACATCAGGTCTTTGCATGCCAAGAGCAGGCCAAATATTTTCAAACGCTTCTTCTCTTTCAATTACAATGTTTTTAGCATTTTTAATATATTTGTATGCTCTTACTGACATGTCTTCCCAGTTTCCAATTGGCATACCAACTAAATACAATTTTCCTTTATTCATTAAAGATTAGTCCTTTTTTAATTAATTCATCTTTAAAACTTTTATACCAAAGTTCTTGTGCTATTTTTCCAGGATGACCATCTCTAAAACTGATATCATCTTTTGCTAATTTACCGTCAGGTCTAACAATCTCTATAGTATTTTTATTAAATCTATATGCTTCAAAATATGTTGAATTAAAAAAGTTAGAGTTTGCAATGTTTTTATGTTCTTCTTTATCCCAAGTTGTCCACAAAAGTTTTGTTCCAACAGATTCACAATAAGCAATAAATAATGACATGGCAGATGCCCAATTTGGAAAAACAGCATGATGTTCTTGTCTCCAATTTATAGGACTATATTCAACTTCATTTCTTTGCACATACTTCCACCTTATTTCAGATTCTTGCCATTCGTAATACCTTAATAAATTAGGGTGTAATACAAAATAATAATCAGGTGCTCCATATTTTTCTACATAGACTTTAAAATTTAAAAATATTTGATGCCAACCATAACCACCTTTTGCAATACTAAAAAATCCACTGGTTTTAGTATGTTTAGATATATCTTTATATAATAAATAAGACCAGTTATCTTCAATATTTGAACCTACGCCTTCAGTATTTGAGCAACCGCCAAATAACAAATGCAAACCACCATGATCTTTTTTAAAATGATCAGATCTAAACAACTCATTATTAAATGAATAAGTAACTTCCCAATCTTCTTTTCCTTCTTGAATTCTTTCTGGTGGAATATGATTAAATATATAATAACCGTCTATATTTTTATAAATATACTTTTTATTTGTATCTGTTTCATCTCTTTTAATGATAGAAAAAACAAAGTTAGGAGAATCAATATCTCTTATCCACATAGTGTTAAACTTATTGGGATCAATAGTATCAAAAGGCTCTTTTAGTTTTGCCTCATTGTCTTTTATTACAAATGTTGTTGATGATAAACTATCTTTATTCATTATAACTCCCGTAGTTCATTTTAATAAGTATAGCATATGGTACAATTATTGCATGATAAAAAAAATTATTAAATGGTATAAAATTAAAAAAGCAGTAAAAGAAATTAATAAACCAAAAAAATATATATATTAATTAGCGTTCTGATTTTGGTTTTAGTTGTGTTGTTTTAACATAATAAGGTTCTATTTTTGCTTTTATAGTACCATCTTTACGAATTTTTACAATCCAACCATCTTTAATTACAGTATCATTAAAAGATTGCGCTTTTCTTTTTGGCATTTTATAACTCGTATTTTTTTCTGGTTGGTTTAATGTTTCTAAAATTAAAGAAAGAATCTGATTTCTTCCAATCATCTGGCAGATTTGCTGTTAAACCTAGTGCTGCTGCTCTTCTTTTTATATGAGCCTTTGCTGCTTCAGGATTTTTTGCTCTTCCATAAAGCCTAATAGCATTAGCAAGATCTTTTGCATTTGCAATTGGAAATGATCCATCTGGCATTGCTGCTCCAGAAGAAGCCATTGCCCGTCTTTGATGAGTATTGAAATCTCTTTTGCCTAACTCAGAGTTTTGAGTTTCCATATCTTGACCACAATCTGGACAAGAAGCACAGTTTGTATTTAGCATCATACATGTTTCACAATCGCATCCATCATATTCTGGTGTTTGATATGTTGGTGTTGGCAATATTTCATTGTCTGATTTTATAGTCCAAATATCAACAACTCTTTTATCATGTACTCCTCCGCCAACTTGTCTTCCAAAATTTAACATATACTGTGGTCGTTTCATTCCTACACTTGGATTAATAGATGAAGATGGGCTTGCAGGAGTTGGATCTGTTGCTATTGGATTATAAGCAACATCCATTGGCGTATCTGCTTTTTTTGATGGAATACAATTTGGAACCATTTTTCCACCTTGTCTTTTCATTCCACGTTGAACGTACCCTTCCCAACAGGGATCATTTTTAGAAATTGGTTCTGGACAACAAGATGACATTACTCATTCTCCACATTTTTAAGTGAAGCACGTAACTGCCAATTCCATTTTTGTAATGCTGTTTGACGATCTGCTAAGAAATTAGCCACACCATTTTGTTTTATTTCTGTAGCAACATCAAAATATTGTACATACTTTGCAATTGCAATATCAAAAGAATCGCAAAGATCTGCAATCATTGACATTGGATCAGAAGTAACTTGAGTTTCTGGAATAGAACTGAGTGCAGCCAAGCGAGAAAGGGCAAATGGTGCGTAAGAGTTCACATCAATCATACGAATCCATTCAGCAAAAGTATCAATTGAATCATCAAGATCTTCATAGATTTCTAATAATTTTTCATGCCATTCAGGAAAATCTTCTCCTTCAACATTCCAGTGGTATCCGTGTGCTTTAAATTTAAGAGCCACCGCATCTGCTGTAAGTCCTTTTAGCGCATCAACTAGTTCATTCATGATTTAATTATACCACGTTGTTTGCTTCTCATCATGGATTCGAACCACGATTCTCGCCTCCAAAGGGCGATGTCTTGCCGTTAGACGAATGAGAATTGGTAGGGCAGGTGGGACTTGAACCCACGACAACCACCTTATAAGAGTGGTGCTCTAACCAACTGAACTACTGCCCTTGGTTTACGCACCAAATAATACCATCACGCATTTCTTGATGAGTTTCCCAAAAGTCTGAATCATTGGAATCATCTAAACATTTCATGCAAGTTTTAATATTATTGTTTGATGCGTCAATAAAATCAGAACGCATTAGTCTTGATCTACTTTATATGTCATTGCTATATAGCATGCAACGTACCCCATTATAAAAGCGGGTATTAAAAACAGTGCGTGAATCATAATTCTCCTTTATTGTATATTACTATTATAGACTATAACAGTTATGCTGTCAATCTATTATGAGTTCTTATCCTATGGCAATTTGCACAAACAACTTCACATTTTGCAATTTCTTTTTTAATTGCTGACCAAGAAAAACCATCATGAATCATTCTTGATATATTATATTTTTTATCTCTTAAATGGTCAAAATCTAAAACTATATGATTTGATTCTCCGCAATCAACGCATCCAGAATCTTCTTTAATCTTAGCAAGTTTCTTTTTATATTCTTGCTTATTATAAGTTTCTAACTCTTTGTTAGTCATTAATATTATTATACCGCTAAATATTAAGAGCCTCACGTAGGCAATTCAAGCACTATGGCCCAGGTCATATAGAATAGGTAACTAAGTCCATCCTAAGGTCCTACGTGAGGCATGCCAGATATTTATTGTCGCTGTCTCCCCCGACAATTAAATTATACCAGAAGTTGTTTAAAAAGCCAATCACCATCTACAGGTGATGGATTGTAGGTTTCCATATCGTACTCTGGGAATATCTTTTTAACCTCTGATGCTATCTCTTGAGATACAATCGTTTTCCATAAGTTAGGATCTCCAAGAAATACTATGCCATCATTGTACTTCTTTTTACTCTTTTCAATATCTTTTAAGACAACCTTGGCTCCAACATAATCGCTAAGCCTATGTAATTCTTCTGTATTGCCTAAAACTAGTTTATCAAAACTAAAGCATTCTCCGTGCTTAGACCAATCTGAGGTGATCTCCCTGTAACTAGAAAACTGTCTACTACCAATATAAGACAAGAACTGCTCTGAATTTGGTAGCATAGTCTTAAATAAATCAAAATTAAACATCTTGTTATCTGGCCAGTCAGGTGAAAAGCCTCTGTTGTGCATAAACAAAATAGAAAGTGCTTGACCAATAGGATGTCTTTCTGTTGTAATTATTTTATTTAACTTAGCAAATTCAAATAATCTTTCATCATTGTTATGTGCATGAATTCCTATCACAGCATTTGATCTATTTTTTACCGTTGGATTATCCCAAAAATTTTTATCATATTTTGTAAAACGTGTTGAATAGGATTTAGTTGCAAAGCCAATTGAGTCTACAAGTAGATGAGTTCCACATCTAGGTGGTGTTGATATAAAAAAACCAGGCATATAAAAAGTATACCAGAAACACCTATGGTATAATTATTATGAGCAAAGGAAGTGTTATGGATCAAGTTAGATTAGACAATGCAAAACGTGGTGTCACAGTAGATAACAAGGGAAACGAATTTTCTTTTACATCACCTATTCCTGGTGTACATATTTATGATAACATCTGGCCAGATTCAGATGCATTTTTTGAAAAATTATTAACTCCAGAATTTTGGGAAACTAATAAAGATATTCCTGGAGCAAGAAAATGGGTACGTGAAGATTTTTTTGATGATGTAGAATACACAAAAGAAAATGGAAAGCAATCAGATACTTGTTGGGTTTATTCTTACCCAGAGGCAAATGATGCCTTTAGAGATGTGGTAAATTCTTATGTATATCATTGGAACCTAGATCCAAGAAGTAGAGAAAGTCTTAGAATTTCTAGATTTTCAAATGGGGAGTTCTTTGGGGCACATGCAGATGATACATTTTCAACACCAAGAACTGTATCTTTAGTTTATTATCCAAATGATGACTATGAAGGTGGAGAACTAGAGTTTATTCACTTTGGTGTAACAATCAAGCCTAAAGCAAAACAATTATTTATTTTTCCTTCTGGATATTCATATGAACATAGAATTACAGAGATTAAAAATGGAAATCCAAGATGGACAATAGTTTCATTTTTAGAATTTGGCGATGATGCTGAAACAACACGCAGACGCAAAAACTTAGAATTTCCATATAAACCAATATTTAAAGAACTTTTTTAAACAAAAAAATAGGCTAGAGGCGTTGTTTCCCCTAGCCTATTAATTTTTTATTACTTTTTAACTACAGCCTTCTTTGCTACTGTCTTTTTGGCAGGAGCCTTCTTGACTGTAACATTCTTAACTGCAGCATCAACTTCAGCAACTGCTGGAAGTCTTCCAAAAGCCTTATCGTTTGGATTAACTGCTCTTAATGCAACTGGTGCAAGCGCAGCAACCAAAGAATAAGCAAGCGTCTTAGGATCTGTTACACCAGACATATAAAGTGCAATTGCTGCACCCAATACTGATCGTCCATATGATGCTAATAGTGCCTTCATCTTTTCATTCATATTATTCCTCCTAGGATATAACGTTTGTTAGTACTGTAAAACCAATCCATAAACCAATAATTCCTGCGACTCCCGCAAAAACTGGTGGTGCTGGGACTGGCAATTTGAATGCTGCGAAAACTACGCCACATCCAAAACCTGTTAGTGTTGATAGTATTACATCTTTCATTTAAAAAACTCCTCTTTTGGCAATAAAAATTTTAACTCTTCTATTGCATTGGCTAGTGTATCTATGTGTGTTTTATATGGCTCAATTTCCATTGAACCAAATCTATTATGGTAGTCTATTGTAGACTCAGTGTCAGTTAAAACCTTATTAATTACTTTTTGAACATCTTCGATATAACCAAATGCCCAATCTCTAGACTGTGTTACAAAATTTAAAAATCCTTCAGTCTTTTCAATGTGTTGACTATCTTTTTGATCAAGCAATGTTTTAAAAACTTGATTTTGTTGCATAACATCAATCATTTGTGATTTTAACTTTGTATTTTTATTTTTAACTATTGTTAAATTAATTAAAATAAAAGCAAACATGGCAACAAATATAAAGACTACAAAGTAATCCATAAAACTATTCACTGACTCCACCCTCTCTAACTAGCATTACTACTGCACCATTATCTTCTAAAGCCTTTTTAACCTTTATCATATATTCTACAGCATAAACCTTTTCTTCGCCAGTTAATTGCATAAAATCTTTTTCTTTTGCTAATACTGTTAAAAAAAATTCATCGTCTATAATGCTAACGCTAAATCTAGGTGGTGCAGGAATAGATCTAAAAGCCCTTTTCATTGAATCCGTATACATTACTGTTTAATCCTAAAATTACCCCATTTAGAAAATTTGGTAACCACCTTATCATCTAAATCAGGATATAAATCCAAATGATTCCATTGTGAAATATCAACAAAAGATGCTTTGGCAATAGCATCGCTTTCATTTTCGGCAAAAACATCCAGTTCGTATTCATCTAAAATAGAAGAAATTACTGTATATTTATTTTTTCCATCTAACAAGCCTTCTTTATTATTTGAATATGTAGCATTGCCAATAACAAAATAATCATTGTCTTTTTTATTAATTCTAAACTTAAAGTTAGTAGGAAACATTAAAAAACTTCCTGCACCTAAAACATAGGTTCTGTCATTAATTAAAAGATCTACTAATAACTCTCCTTTTAAATTAATAATAAAAGATACTTTAGGTAAAATCATGCCTTCTTTGTATATAGAAAATTTAACAGAATTTTTTTCTGCATATTTACCATTTACTGATCCAAGAATTTCCTCTTTAAGATCTGCAACAAGTTTAGAATTTTCTTGTCCATACTTGTCAATATCATCTATAATTGATTTTACTTGATCCTCATTTAATAAAAAGTCTACAAGGTGAATATCATTAAACTTTAATCTGACATTGTTAGGCTGTTCCATGTATTCCACCAATCTTCTTTTTTCCTATGATTATTAAACTCTCTTGAAATTGATCCACCTTCTAAGTAAACACCACCCCAAACGCCCCATTCTTTTCCTGTAACACCAACTGCAAAACAATTTTTGCTTATTGGACAGTTAGCGCATAGTTTATCTATTGCTGGTCTTAGAAGTTCATCTTCTTCATATTTATCAAAAAAAAGATTTGTATCATAATCCAAGCATAGAGCATCGTCTTTCCACTCATGCTTTTTCATATTTTAACCCGCAAACTTTGATGGAATATCCCAACCATTTTGGCTTGGTTCATAGCGAGTTTGAATGTGCCACTTTGAATTAAGCAGTGCACCATTTTTTGATGTTCTTCCTCGTTCAGAAGGAATTGAATTAATTACAGTCCAACCATCCCAAGACAATGTTTTGTTTGATTTTACAATTGTTTCCATTGTTTCTAAATCTTTAATAATCATATTCTTTTCCATTCTAGTATCTAAATATTCCAACTTCAATATTATTATCTTCAGCCACTTTGACTAAATGAGATGCATTTTCTTTTGGTTGACTAAAAAATGCTAAATAGTTTATTGCTGATATATTTTCTTCAATCCAACTTGGTGGAACTTTAAAAGATCTAATTTTTTTACCACGAGATTTCATACCACGTTCTGATATATTAACAAATTCAGAAACCATTGAATTAATTTTTACAGGACCAGCGGTATATAAATCAAAAAATTTGTCTTCTGATGGCATGCTGGACATAGCAACACCCATGGCTCTTAAAAATACATTGTAGTCTTCAAAACTACTAGTACCTTGGACCCCGACTATCATTGTTATCCCCATCTCTTAATTGATCTATAATAAATAGCATCTTATCTAATTGTACCTTATCCATACTCATTGTGTCAACTACCGACGTAGTCTCTTTGTCTACCCCGTCTTGAGTCATTTTAGCAGTATATAAGGTATTATCTTTAACCCAAAATGCTTCACCATCTACAATAATTACTTTTAAATTAGTTTTATTAAAATGATTAATTGATTGAGTTTTTTTATTTGGTTTTTTTATTCCACCTATATATGGACTAACTAAATGATGAATATTTTTTTGACTATATCTATATGGATTTTTTGCATTTTCTATTGTAAACCTTGTCGAAGCAAAACGTGCAACAATAAAAAAAATAAATAATGTAGAAAAGAAACCAAGAAAATAATTATCTAAAGCATTCATGTATCAAGTATATCAGCGTTCTGTTAACATTATTCTTATGATTTCTTTAATCATAGATTTTTTTGAATCATCTAGTTTACTAACATCATTAGCACTAAATGCTTTAAATGTAAGTGTAACTGTAGGATTTTGTTCCATAGGATCAAAGTTAATAAAACCTTCTTCCCATAATGACATTAACTCCTCATGAAACATTGCTTGCTGAGATTCATAGAGTTCTGGAGAAAACTCTTTAAGTTTATTAGTAAACTTATAAAGAGGTTCCCCAGAATCCATGTCAATAGCGGTTATTTCTAACGCACCATTTAGTATTAATGTTTCTATAAAATCGTCTTCACTCATTAACAAACTCTAAAAATTGTTCTTTGGTTTTTGCACCATTCATTCGTTTTACTTCTTTTCCATCTTCCATTAAAATATAAGTAGGAATTGAACGAATTGCAAAGTTTTTTACCATATCAACTTCAGAATCAGCATCAATAAATTGAAAATTAATAATGCCATCACGTTTTAATTCTTCAGCAATTGGTTTTGTTCTTTGACAAGGATTACACCATTCTGCTGTAAAATAAAGTACATGCTTCATTAGTTATCACTTGTATCTGGTGCCTTGGCATCTGATGCTGTGACATACTTCTTATATGCTGCAGGCCAGTCTAGGATAGCCTTTTGAGCATCCGCCAACTTAATTGTACCTGCACATACCAAACGCTTGAGAGCAGTCTCTACAACGTCTTTCTTACGTGCTCCATTGTCCGCATATGGTTGAGGCCAAAGATTTTTTGGATCAGAAGGATTACCACCTAGTTGAAGTGAAATCAAATGATCTTCTTCATAAGCACTTGCTGAAGTTCCCCAAATTTTTGTGTATGAAAGATAGGTTGTCTTTAGTTGTGTATCTTTTAATTTATTTGTATAAGTA